GTCCCACTTATTTTTTTTTGGGGTATTTCGCGTATGTCTAACAATCTTAAAGAATTGACTTGGGAGCACCATCAAAATGCTGAGAGAACTGAGTTCGCAAATATATTAATTGATGGAGATATACATCCAAGGCTTTATCAAAAATATTTACATTCACAACTCATTATTTACTCAACACTCGAGTCGCTTGTTGATTTACCTTTAAAGTTAGAGGGTGTTTTTAGATCTTCTCTTATTCTGGAAGATTTGCAAGAGCTTGAAGCAGAACATCGTTTAAAAGAGCTTACAGATTTTTTACCTTCGGTTGACGATTACGTTGAACATTTAAGTCATCTGGATAATGAAAGTTTGATTGCACACGTATATGTTCGGCATTTTGGAGATATGCATGGCGGACAAATTATTAAAAAGAATGTACCCGGTTCTGGTTTGATGTATGAATTCGAGAATCGTTCTGATCTCATAGCTGGTATCAGAGAACTTTTAAATGATGACATGGTAAAAGAGGCCAAAATATGTTTCAGCTTTGCTGAAAGATTATTCTATGAGCTAATAGATTTTTGGCGATTAGAAGATGGGTTAGATGAAATCACAAGTTTCATAGATCCTGAATACGAAAACGAGTCTGATTACAATGACGACTATTAACTATAACGACTGCCTGATCGGCGGAGGAAAAAAAATACAATTAATGGAAGCAATGAATAAAATTTTAAATAAGCTTAATACTACAGAAAATATGCAAGCCGCAGAAATTGTCATTATTGGTGTAATCATGTTTGGATTGTTTGTACCAATAGCACAATTGGCTTAAAAAAAGACTTATATTATGGACAGTGTGATTTGGAATAGACTAAGGTTGCTATCTAACGAAATCGAAAATATTTTCGACCAAAATCTTGCTCGCTATGAAAACCCAAAACTGACAAAACATTTTGATGGTTGGACTGATAAGTTTTGGAAATCTGAATCTATTAGAAAGGCTCACTTAAAAATTATTGAACCAGGAACAGAAGGAAATAAAAAGCTTTGGTTGTTACACATTAATGTGTTTCCGCAACCTTGGATGAATCTTCCTATCCTTGGATTTGATATTGTCTCAGGACCAAATAAAATTAGCGGGTCGTTTATGGACTACTCGCCGGTTTCGAGTGAGAATCATTCTTATATGGAATACTTTGCAGGATTAACTTCTAATCTGAGCTGGAAGAAAGAAAGAGAACTTCCTGAGTGGGCTCTTGAAATCTTTTCACCAAACATCGTGGCGGCGGGTGGAATTGATAATGAAAATGAGCTTGAACAATTTTGTAAAGTAGGATTGACTTCTGTTTCGTTCTATATGAACGGGATTACCTCAAAAGTTTATCGAAACATGGGTCAAGATTTTTTACCAGCTCAAAATAAGTATTGCCATAATCAAAAGAAAAACGTACAATTACATCGCTCAATTTTATCGATGGGTATATCAGAAGAAGATAAAAACGACTACGTCAATAATGTTCTCTTCGAAGAATTGTGATCAAAAACGGTTCATACTCATCTATAACTTGTGTTTATTGAACCAATACTTTCCATTCATAAATGGAATATAATAGTTGAGCTATATTTTATAACTTTTTTACACAATATTAACGGTCTTATGAAAAAAGCATTATATATATGTACCGTGATTTGCTGAATCACTGAGCCCAACCCATGTATAATATTTAAGGAGTTTTCTAATGAAGAAAATTATTGCATTCGTATGTCTTTTAATCGCGCTGCCCACAAGCGCAAGCCCTCAACCAGCAGTACAAGAAACAGCCAAACTTACCGAAGATGGAAAGTTTTGTGCACGTATCGAAGTTCGTGGACCTGCTGGTCTTCCTATGAAAAAAAGAGTGTGTCGTACTCTCGAACAATGGGAAAAGGCAGGTTACACAGTAACTGCTCCTAAGGCGGCTGAATAAGACATGCTAATTAAATTAAGAAATTCTGCGCTTGCCTTTTTGGTAGTAAGTGCTTGTGTGATGGGGCTTTTGGGTCCCATCATGTACCCAGAATTAATGCCGTTCAGCCACATGGCTGGTTATAATTTCACACCTTACCTGTAGGAGATAACTAAATTTAATGAAAAAGTATATGAGCAACAATTTTCAAGATTCTAAAAAAGATCAAATGATTGCAATTGGCCAATTAGCTCTGGCGTTATTTGTAGTACCAGTGTTTTTAGTGATAGCGGTATCTTAAATAGAATACAAGGTTTGGCGAGAGTTCCTTGGGCCTGGGAAGGGCCACTTACAAAAACTCTCGCACCAAACTATCCAACTAGCAATTCACCAAGTAAATCGAATCTCTGTTTCGAGTTTAGTCTTTGCTTCCGTGCCTCGTTCGCGTTTGCCTTCGAGTTTGCCTTTGATGGTGAGGGTATCGGACAAACGAGTTTTGTATCCTGCTTCCCAAGATGAACCACCCGTCATGTGCCCTGCTTCGAAGTACACGTTACTGCCTGTGAGTGATTTTTTCTCGTATCCGAAACGAGTATGATTGACTGCATCAGTAGTAGCAAAATCTTTGTATGTTACTTCAGATTTGATTTCTACGTATGGTCCTGCCTTGACTGAACACGCAGCAAGCATACACAAAACACCTATTGCAAGAATTAAGTATTTCATATTAAGATTCCTTTAATTTATTAAGATTTCTTATATATTTAAGATATGTTTAATCGGCATTGATAAATAAACGGTTGACATTTGTCCTTGACTATGGTAGAATAGCCACTCAATAAGGAATTAAATGAAAGAAAGGGAGGATCCATTTGACATGGTAGTTTCAATGACACCTGAAAAAATTCATCATGCAATTTCAGAAATGATTGCTAGTGGTGTACCTTACATCGACGCCCTTATTACATACGCAGAAAAAAATAATCTTGAAATTGAATCTGTCGCAGATGTAGTAAAAAAGTCTTCTATTCTTAAAGAAAAAATTAGATCAGAAGCCGTCGGTTTAAAAATGGTAAAAAAAGATGAAAAGGACCTCACCGACATCGTTAAATGATCCGGGTTATAATGTTTATATAGAATATCTAGCACTTAAAAAACATTTTAGTTCAGATCAATACGATTATCATAAATATAATGGTAAAGTGAAAGCGTCAATCGAGACGTTTAGAACAAGAAATGATGCTTACTTTTTTACTAAACTGGCATCAAAAGAAAATTGTTTCGAACTTATATTATCGAATGTATTGCGTAATCCAAATGTATGGATTAGACAATTACTCGATGATGAGGGAGAAAAAAATTATTTAGATTGGAAAAAAAGAATTGATTCGTTGAGTCATAACTTTAAGTCTGATTTAAATAAACTCCGAGATGATTACTCGGAAAACTTTATATCCGTGGATGGTCAACATCCTTACATCATGAGGTTGTACGTAGAAAGAAAGATTACACTTGAAACTTTTTCTATTATTACAGCCTATGCGAATATTTTTGATTATTGGGATCAAAAAATAGTTGACAAAATCGTATCACGTGATATAATTAGATATGCTAGAAAGTATAAACCCTTTCTAACATACGATCAAAAACGCTTTAAGCAATACGTTAAAGATCGATTTACGTTATGAAAATAAAATGCAATATTACGCAATATAAGGAGAAATACAATGGCACAAACAGATTTTGCCTCACTTAAGAAAAACCGCAATAAGTCCCTCGACAAGTTGACTTCTCAGCTTGATAAAATGTCATCTAAGTCCTCGTACTCAGATCCAAACGAAGGTAAGTTTTGGAAACCTACTCGCGATAAAGCTGGTAATGGGTTTGCAATTATTCGTTTCCTACCTGCCCCTAAAAATGAAGAAATGCCGTTTGTTCGCATTTGGGATCATGGATTCCAAGGCCCTACTACTGGTCAATGGTATATCGAAAACTCTTTGACTACACTTGGTCAAGACGATCCTGTTTCCGAGTTTAACTCTAAACTATGGAACTCTGGAATTGATTCCGACAAAGATCAGGCACGTAAGCAAAAGAGACGACTCAAGTATGTTTCAAACATTTACGTAATTAAAGATTCAGCCAAGCCTGAGAATGAAGGTAAAGTATTCTTGTACTCATTTGGCAAAAAAATCTTTGATAAGCTCAATGATTTGATGAACCCATCTTTTGAAGATGAGAATCCCGTTAATCCTTTCGATTTCTGGGAAGGTGCAAACTTTCGTTTGAAAATTCGACAGTTTGAAGGATATCCTAATTACGATAAGTCTGAGTTTGATCCACCAGAACAACTTGCTGATGATGACGACCTTGAATCTATTTGGGAACAACAGCACTCTCTTCAAGAGTTGCTTGATCCTAAAAACTTCAAGACCTATGCTGAATTAAAAGCTAAGCTCTATCGAGTACTTGGTGAATCAGCTGAGGTTTCTCGCAGTCAAGATAACTTTGAAAATGATGAAGATAATGAACTTGACTTGAGTTCACTTGGTAAAACTGCTGAAGCTCCTAGTATGCAAGAGAGTACTAGTGAGTCACCTTCTATTGACGATGATGACGATGATTTGTCAATCTTTAAGGAACTCGCTAAAGGTTAATTATAACATAGGGATGGCGTGAGTCATCCCTATTTCTCTTTCTAGGAGGTTTCTATGTCAACTATTAATGATCCATTAGACTTTGATTTTGGATTCTCGGTTGTATCAGAAGATGAGCTCGAAGTTGTTCGTGAAAAAAATGAGCAAAACGTAAACCTTTATCGTCGTCTTGAAGAGGAAGGTACTAAAGCTCAACAAATTTACAATGCAATTGTTCCATTGCTCACCAATCTTAAATCTAATCCTGAAAAAGATTACATTTATTGGCCTAATCGTTATGAAAAACTCGAAGCCTTTGAAGATATGTTATATAAACTTTTGAATTCAGGAGATTAATATGAGTTTAATGGATAAAATGCTTAAGGCTGGTACAGTCAAAGGTTCATCAATTCTTGCGGATTCTTCTTTTTTTAAAGAAAAAGATCCTATTCGAACTGATTTGCCTATTTTAAATATCGCTTTCTGTGGTTCACTCGATGGTGGATTACTTCCCGGCTTAACAGTATTGGCTGGACAATCAAAGAGTTTCAAGACTCTTCTTGGTCTCTATTGTATGAAAGCGTATCTTGACAAGTATGATGACAGTATTGCAATTCTTTATGATTCTGAGTACGGCGCTACTCCAGATTATTTAGAGAGTTATGATATTGATACGAGTCGAGTTCTACACGTTCCTCTTGAGGATGTTGAACAACTTAAGTTCGATATGACAAAGCGTCTAGACGAACTTGAAAAAGGTGATCATGTCTTTGTACTTATTGATTCAATTGGTAATCTTGCTTCGAAGAAAGAAGTTGAGGATGCTATGAATGAAAAGTCAGTTGCTGACATGTCACGAGCTAAACAACTCAAGTCACTTTTTAGAATTGTCACGCCAAGACTCACTACTAAAGATATTCCTTGTGTTGCAATCAATCACATTTATCAAGAGATTGGTTTGTTTCCAAAGAACATTGTTAGTGGTGGTACTGGTATATACTATTCTGCTAATCAAATCTTTATCATTGGTAAATCTCAAGAAAAAGATGGAAGTGATTTGGCGGGATTTAAATTTACGATTAACATTGAAAAATCGCGTTATGTTAAGGAAAAAGCTAAGCTTCCATTCCGAGTCATGTTTGACACAGGTATAGATAAGTGGTCTAGCTTATTTGACTTAGCACTTGAATCTGGCCATTTGACAAAAGCCAGTACGGGATGGTATAATATAGTCGATCCAAAAACGGGTGAGATTGATGATACAAAGCGAAGAGCAAAAGACATCGAAAAAGATGATGAGTTCTTTAAAGCTTTAGTTGAAAATTCTAAGTTCAAGACATTCGTTGAAAATAAATTTAAACTGACGACATCTAATAAGGAACATGATGATAGAGACTACGATACTGTCGAATCTGATTCTGAATGAGGATTACTACCGCAAGGTATTTCCTTACATCAAATCTGATTACTTTGAAGACAATAATCTTAGCAAAATCTTCAATACGTTTTCTCAATATGTAGAACAATACAAAGAGCCTCCATCCATAGAGGCTCTGCGTTTGTCTATTGAAAAGAGAAAGGATCTCAATGAAGACGGCTATAAGATTATACAAGAACAACTGTCTGATCTTAAAATCGATACAGACACTAACACGCAATTTTTAATAGATGAAACTGAAAAGTTTTGTCAAGATAAAGATTTATATAATTCAATACGAAAAGCAATTTTAATTCTCGATGGAGAAGAAAAGAATTTAGATAAAGGTGAAATTCCAAAACTCTTGTCTGATTCTCTTGGTGTTACATTTGACAGCAGCGTTGGTCATGATTTCTTAGACGATTATGACGAGCGTTACGATTATTATCATAAGAAAGAAGAGCGCATTCCATTCGACATTGATCTCTTAAACAAGATAACAAAGGGTGGTCTACCTCGTAAGTCAATGACTGTGTTATTGGCAACAACCGGTGGTGGTAAATCGTTGGTAAAATGTCACATGGCGTCGTCTATGTTAATGCACGGTAAAAACGTTTTGTTTGTTACTATGGAGTTGGCTGAGGAAGAAGTTGCTCGACGTATTGATGCTAATATAATGGATATTACCTTAGATGAAGTTGGTGAAATTCCTCGTGATGTACTCGAAAAGAGAATGAATCGATACAAATCAAAAACACCTGGGAAGCTTGTGATTAAAGAATATCCTACTGGCTCAGCCCATGTTGGTCACTTTCGACATTTGTTGAATGAACTTAGGATGAAGAAAAACTTTGTTCCTGATGTTGTGTTTGTCGATTACTTAAATATTTGTGCATCCTCGAGAGTAAAAGGTGCTGCAGCAGCCAATAGCTACACTCTTGTCAAGTCAATTGCAGAAGAAGTTCGGGGTCTAGCAATGGAGTTCAATTGCGCTATCGTCACTTCATCACAATTCAATAGAGATGGTTATGGCAACTCTGATGTTGATCTCACGAATACTTCTGAGTCAATGGGTATTACGCATACAGCCGATGCAATTTTTGGGTTAGTAACTTCTGAATATCTCGATGAGCTTGGCCAACTTATGTTTAAACAATTGAAAAATCGCTGGGGTGACTTGAGCTATTATCGTAGATTTTTAGTAGGTATTGATCGAGCTAAAATGAAAATATATGATCTCGAAGAATCTGCTCAAGAAGGTATTACAACTGACAAACCCAAAAAATCAAAAGAGGAAGAAGACAAACCTGTTTTTGATAACACCGAGTTTGGATTTCAAGATAGTAATAGAAAAAAGAAATTTCATGGAGTAAAAGAACTCAAGTTTGATTTTAAGTGATTATAAATAACTAAAATTGCTTAAGAGATAAACAAATGATTCGCTTTAAAGCTTTTATGGCAGAAGCTAAAGTTCCCTTTAGAACATTAACTATATCAGATTTACGTAAAGATGAAAATCGCCCTCTTAATTTTATTAAAAAAATTCAAGATGGTATTCCTTTTGGTGGTGTAGATCATGATGAAGTTATTATCAATAAAAGCGAACTTCAAAAAGTAACAGAGTTTATGAAAGCTGATGACGGCAAGTTTCCTCTAAAGGGCGGTAAACTTGAAGTTGAAACAAATAAAGGTTCGCTTTCGATTCCTAAAGATTTTTTAAAGACTCCTTCTTTTGGAGGTAAAGGTGCTGGTTCTGGTACTTCTGCCGAAGAAATGGCAAGGTCTGATTTTAATAATAAGCTTGAAGCAATATTAGCAAAAGAAAATCTTCCACAAATTAAGATAAAGATTAATGGAAGAATTGTTGATGCTGCACATTTGGCTAGTACTACTGGTAAATTTGAAGGTAGAGATCCTAAGTCTGACTTTACACTTGTAAATGCAATTGGAGAACCTCAAGCTTATATTTCTCATAAAGCCGGTAAGAGCGCTAAAGACTATCAACAATATGGTGGATTGTCTTCAAAAAGATATAATAGAAACAGAGATGTTGCGGCATTTATGAAAGCGGTTGCCAAAGCAGCGCCTAATGGGCTTAAATCAGGTCAAAGTTTTTATAGAGTAGTAAAAGATAGATCAATGGTTTTTGATTCAATATATGGACCGGAATACGGTGGCAAACCTAGTATTAGTAATTGCGATGAGTTTCACTTAGGTAATATGTCTTTGAAAGGTTCTGGTGAAGGTCCTTATGAAATTATTTCTAGTCACAAAGGAACCAATGGAGATTTTCCTAAAGGTGAATTTGAAGCTTATTACTTTATTAGATATCAAGCTAGAAGAGGTGATGCTAAGGCTGCTAGCGTTACAGTAAAAAATGCTCGTGTCGGTATTTTTCCTAAGGCTAAAATCGTAGGAACAAGTACAAAAATATGAAAACGTTTAAGAACTTTCTCGAAGAAGGATACTATAGAATAGATCACGGTGACGCTCCTAAAAAATTCTCTGGCAAACAATCTCACGGCCACGACGACGACGGGAATCATATAACTGGCGTATATGCGACTCATAAAAAACACACTATAGGACATGCTTACGCTATTCCTAGAGAAACACCTTGGGTATATCACCATCATGAAAATGGCGAAAAGCATTTATATGTTGATCAAAAACATAAAGATAAAGTAGAAAAGCATACAGCAACAATATCTCATTTTAAAAAAGATAGTGGTTTTAAAGGCCTTGACGGCGGAGATGAAGAAAATGTTAGTCAAAAAGATCAAATTCCACATAAACAACAAAAAATAAAATCTGCTAGTCATATTAGAAAACAAGGCATCAAAATAAATTACGTAGATAGTAAAAAGTTTAAAGAAAAAGCAAAACAAACAAATTCTGATAGAACACTTAAGGCAGCCGGTAATGAAAACGTTTAAAACGCATTTAGAAGAAGCGGCTACCGGTAAAAATCTTCACATGACTCATGCAGAAGATGCTGTTATAGATGGTGGAGTAATTGGTACACGTAATGTTATTAATTACTTTCGTGCTATTAGAGATATGCTCTCAGGTAACGCACGTGCCCCAGTTAACATTAGTGTGAAGTGGGATGGAGCGCCGGCAATTTTTGCCGGTATAGATCCATCTGATGGAAAATTCTTTATAGCAAAAAAAGGCGTATTTAATAAGAACCCAAAAATTTATAAAACAAATTCTGAAATTGACAATGATTTAAGTGGTGAACTCAATGCTAAATTTAAAGTTGCTCTTGCCGAATTTTCAAAGCTCGGCATTAAGAAAGGCGTAATTCAAGGTGATTTTCTCTTTACGCAAGAAGATATATCTACGGATACGATTGATGGAGAATCGTATATTACTTTCCATCCTAATACCATTGTTTATGCGATACCGGAAAATAGCAGTCTCGCTAAGAGAATCAAGCGATCCAAAATCGGTGTGGTCTGGCACACTCTATACGGAGGAGAATCATTTGAAACAATGTCAGCAACTTTTGGAAAGGCGATTACACCAGGCCTCAAAGAAGTAAGTTCTGTTTGGTCTGTCGACGCTACCTTCGAAGATAAATCGGGTAATGCCACATTTACAAAAGAAGAAACCGCTGCTCTTACTTCTATTCTTTCTCAAGCCGGTTCTCTGTTTAGAACTATTCCAAAGAATGCGCTTAATGACTTGGCTGATCCCGAATTAAACATGAGAGTGAATACGTATATTAATAGTTTAGTAAGACAAGGTCAAAGAATTACAAACGTAAAAACATTTGTAAAGGGTTTGATTGTATTTGTTAATGATTACTATGATAAGCAAGCAGATAAAAGATCTACACCTAAAGGAAAGAAAAAACAAGATGATCTCAGAAATCAAGCATTAACTTATTTTAAAAAGAATAATGCAAGAGAAATAGAAAAAGTATTTACGCTTTATAATCATTTAGTTGATGCTAAATTAATGATTGTTCGTAAGCTTGAAAAGGTTGGTGGATTGAAAACATTTCTTAAGACGCGCAATGGTTATGAAATTACGGGTCAAGAAGGATTTGTAGCTATTGATCATCTTGGTCAAAATTCTCTTAAGCTAGTTGATAGGCTTCAGTTTAGTAATGCTAATTTTTCAGATCAATATATTAAAGGATGGCAAAAATAAATGGCTCAATGGAATAAACAGACACAATCATATTTGCCTAATGGCACCTCGATATTTGAGACCGTTAATCTAGCAGATAAATTTGGTGCCCAGTCCGACTGGCGACCTTCGTTCACCTCTAAAAATCGTTTAAGAGTTAGTAATCCCCACACAGTATTCCATCATACATTTTCTCATACACTTGTTGGAGATCCGACTTGGCTCGAAGAGAAGACTGGTACTGCTGAATCATATATTGCAAATAATGCAGCTAATCCTGCAGCGTTTGATCCTTTTAACCCTGGTGCTGATAGTATCATAGAAAATACTGCCGTACTTCATGTTATTGCTGCAAATGATTCGATACGAAGAGAAACCGCTACTATTATTCCTTATGTGCCTGGTAAAGAGCAATTTGTAACTATGGCATGTCGATTCGACTTACCAGAAGTAGGAATCACTCGAAGAATAGGTATGTATGATGCAAATAACGGATTCTATTTTGAAGATGACGGTACTGGAGATTACTTCCTTGTAGTTAAAAAGAATGGTGTCGAGACCGTTCGAGTAGGTAGAAATGCTGGAGAATGGAATGGTGATACCCTTGAAGGTGACGGCAGATCTCAAATTACTGCTAATCCACTTGCACAACAATTACTCGGTGTCGAATACGAGTGGTACGGAACTGGTAGTATTAGGTTTGGTTATGTTATCGATGGCGAATTTCATGTTATCCATACAGTTAATAATGCCAATAATACCGTTGGTACCTGGATCAAAACTCCATTTCTTCCCCTAAGTGCTGAATTAATTGCTAGTCCAACCTATGCAGGTAGTGGTGCTTATTTTTATCTATCTTCTACATCAGTTATTTCTGAAGGTGAGTATGAAGAGGTTGGTCAAGTTCATACTGTAATCAATAAATTAGATTATACATCTAGTGCACCAGCTGTCGAAATCGATTCGTCTGGCAATAATATAGGAGCCGCAAATACATTTTTCCCAATTTTAACAATGCGATTGAAAGATGTAGCAAAACAATCTGCTGTGAAATTGAGAGGAATCCAGGCTGCTACCACTGATAACACAACTGTATTTCTTTTGATAGTGAGAAATGCCACACTTACCGGTGCTACATTTGCAGATCAAGGTGAATTATATTCCGCAGTTGAAGTCGATGAGGATGCCACGGACATGTCTTTTACAAAAGACGATATCATTTATTCTGCTACTATTCTATCTGGTACTAGCGTTCCCGTTTTATTCGATAGAGATGTAGGTTATCAATTAAAAAGAAAATTCACTACAAATTCTTTTGCCTCAGTCGAATCAGAAACTATAACTATAGCTATGGCTTCGACGCTTGGTAATAAAACAGGTATAGCATCGTTGTCGTGGTCTGAACTACTGTAATAAAATGGCTAATAATATTCTGCTCTTAACCGATATTATTGAGCAAAAAATTCGGAAAGAAAAAGAGTTAGAATACTATCAAGCAGAGCTAGATAAATTGCAACAAAAAATGTGGTGGATTCGTAAAGAAATAGAAGTTACTAATCTTTGTATTGAAGTAATACAATCAGAAAAAGCAGATCTTATTTCGGGAAGATTATTAAGTAATAATGTTACCGAAGAATAATCAATAAATAGAATAAACTATAAGATGGAGTTTATATTATGGGACGTATAAGAGACAGAGGGCACGACGGCGGTGATATGTGGAGATGGTTAGTAATTGAAAAAATGGCAAGATCTTTTGGCTGGACTAAAGGTGCTGAACTCGGTACTTGGGAAGGACATACGTTTAGGCACTTAGTTAAAACGTGTCGAAATATGCATATGATCGGCGTTGATTTATATGCTCCTCAACCAGGAAACAATGGACCTGAAAAATGGACTCCCGGCGAAAATGGCCATGCTTGGGATCATGACAAATATTATTCTAATATCATGGAATTTTGTGCTCAACATCCAGATCGAACAACGTTTATTCGAGACTACACGTCAAAAGCCGCTGAGCAAGTTGAAGACGAAAGCTTAGATTTTGTTTTTATTGATGCTGATCATGGTTACGAAGGATGCTCAAGAGATATTAAGGACTGGACACCTAAGATTAAGAAAGGTGGTAGAATCATTGGACACGACATTCATTTTCCAACTGTACAACAAGCAGTAAAGGAAGCGTTTGGCGATACTTATACTACAGCAGACGATTTTGTTTGGTGGGTAGAAAAGGTATAAAAATGATACCCGAATTTCACGCATTAGTAGCTGAAAAAAGGGTTGCAGTTGTAGGAAACGCGCAATCTCTTAATTCTAAAACATATGGTGAAGAAATAGATTCACACGATGTCGTGATTAGAATGAATCATTCAGGAATTTTTTTTGTTGGAGATGAAAGGTATGATAATGAAGAATATGATTTAAAGTCAGCTGTTGGATCTAAAATAGATGTTTGGTCTGTATGGGATACCGAAAATTATCACTTTTGGGTTAGTAGAATAGGTGCAGATCATCCTGGCGTAGTGCCAGGGCCTATAGCTGCACCAAAAATGGTAGATACTTTAAATGGAGATGATGGTGTTAAAGTTAATGTTTTAGACTTAGGTCTAGGCTTTAATAAAATGACAAAAGGCTTTTTTTGGCTTCCAAAAGGCACCCCTTTAAAATATCAAAATCCTCTTGCTAAAAAAGAATTTGAACATGAATACAATGAAAAATATGCTAATGAAAGGGATTTAAAAGCGCTCCTTTGGCGAAAATTTAGAAACCCATCTACTGGTGTAACAGTATTACACATACTCGACGCATTTAATAAAAATATTAAAAGAAAAAATCGTGATCAAGTGCAATCAGTAAATATTTACGGTTTTGATTTTAAAGAAACACCTACATTTAGTTCTCCAAAAGAAAAAATTGAAATGACAGAAGAGGGTAAAAGACTTTGTTTTTTTAAACACGATTGGTTTGTTGAAAGAGATAGTGTATTGAAATTATGTGATGATAATAAAAGGTGGAATTTAATACAATGATTGAAAAAAAAATTACTCAAATTTGGATAGGTCCTTATCAACCGCCTCTTCAATGGATGAATACCTGGAAAGATAAACATCCAGACTGGGAGTATAAAATCTTTACAGATGATATGCTTAAGCAAAGAACATTTAGAAATCAAAAACTTATTGATCGTTATTATTATACTCGTAAGTGGTGTGGAGTTTCTGATTTAATTCGTTATGAATTGATATATGAAGAAGGTGGCTTTTGGCCTGAAGCAGATATGGTTTGTTTAAATAATTGTGAAGAACTTTTTGATTCTCCTGATAACTTTGCTTATACTTGTTTTGAAAATAGCAAGCATACAGATCCTAACTATAAAAACTTTGTGCAGCCAATTATGGCAGCAAATCCTGGAAACAAATTACTTGAAGATATTATTGACGATCTTCATAAATTATATCCTGGACAACTAATGCCAGAACCTTATATGTCTACTGGTAACAAATACCTATCACGTTATGTTGATAGAGACGATTTAAGGATTTGGCCATCCCATTACTTTATCCCACAATATTATGCGCGCGGAGCTGAATATTATAATGGACCAGATAAAGTATACGCTGAGCACCATTGGGGTTCTACTGGAATGCCATGGACTAAACAATATAATGAGGGACAATAGTGTTTATATCACCAAGATACAAATTTATTTTTTTGAGGACACCTAAAACTGCCAGTAGTAGCATGATGGAATTTTTTCGTAAAAACGTCATGCCGCATGATCCAAACGCGATTATTGGCCCAATCGAAGATACTAAATTTCAAGGCAATCTTCCTCAAGCAATAATGTTCAAATATCAAAAAAACTTTAAGATATATCATGTAACACTCGAAGAATTGTATAAAGATGGTTTAATTAATCTTGACCACATTAGGCATTGGAATATATTTGCCGTTTTGAGAGATCCTATTGATCGACAAAAAAGTTTTTATTATTTCTTTAAAAAATGGAGAGGTCATACTGGTCCCGGCACTCTTGAACATTATAACTCTTATGTAGATCAATTTGGTTGTTTTACAAATGAACCTAATTCAAGAATTCTCCAATACGACATGCTCAGATTTCAAGACAGTTATAAAGGCAAGTTTTGGTTGTATGAAAATTTAAATGATGAATTGGCCGAGTTCGTTCGTAGTTTAAATATAGATATAGTAGAAAAATTACCGAACTTTAAATCTGAGTTTAGAACAGAAAGAAATGCAGAATTTGAGTTCGATAGACCAACTGTACAAAAAATGGCCAATCACTTCAGAGAAGATTTTGACCTATATTCAAAAATTAAGGTAGCCAAATATGAGCAACAATACGCACAAAGTGTCGAAGGCTTTTATTCTAAGAATTAATGAACCTAAATCTATAGAGTACGCCCAAGGTGCAGCCGAGTCTTGCGACAAGGTAGGATTAGCTTGGAGCTATTTCGACGGCTATTCTCATATGACCGGAAGAGACGCGTGGAGCTTAACAGGTGTAAAAATGCGTTGGCCCATTTTAGAACCGCATCAACCAACCTTTTTATTAAATCCGTTGCCCGGTCATAAAGCAGAATGTGCTTCTGCCGGTCATGGAGCGATGTGGAAAAGAATAGCCCAAGGTCCAGATGAAGCTGTTGTTATTTTAGAACACGATGCAATTATGCTGCATCCTTTAGAATTAGAAGTACCTGACTATAAAATAGCAGTTTTGGGCTATAAAATTCCAGATCCAGAAAAATATAATCATGTCAAAGCCGGCAATGCTAAAGAGTGGTTAAGTATAAATGGCCACGAAGGTGCCCATGCCTATGCAATTACAAAAAAGACAGCGCAGTTTTTAGTTGATGAAATTGAAGATGTGGGATTGCTTGGTTGTATTGATAATGCTTATTTCCTTAGACATCAAAGAAAATGCCAATTGCCTCTCGTGTTAGCTAATCCAAATGTAGCTTTGGGCTATGTTAGAGATTCTACTATTTGGAATGAAGGATCTTCTACTTTGAATTATGATTTTATCCGTTCATTCAAAGAGAATTATAAATAGATTTTATTGCTCAATAAGATAGAGTTTTCAAATGCCTAAATTAGATAAAGACGTTGAAACCGACGCTGAAGTAGATGTTGATGATGCTTCAAACAATTCAAACGACAAGAAAAAAGATAGAAAAAAACTCAAAAAGTTCAAATCTTTTGATTCTGATAGCAAAACGATTGACGGCGGAAAAAAGAAAGTTGCTTTTACAGAAATCGATCCAGAGAAATACATAGAACTCGAACCAAACACTAGTGATAGTGATGCTGAAAAAAATAAAGAATCGGGCGCTGGCGCTAGTAAAGAAAAGGTTCAAAAAGTTAAAAGCGAAGCAGTTAACGGCGATAAAAAAATTGTTATCACTTTCGGTCGCATGAATCCACCTACCACCGGCCACGAAAAATTAGTAAGGGCATTAAATAAGACTGCTAAAAGGGTAGGTGGAGAAGCAGCAATTTATCTTTCTCACAGTCAAGATGCTAAAAAAAATCCTTTATCTTACAAAGACAAATTAATTTGGGCTCAGAAAGCATTCGGTGATGTTGTTAAAAAATCTTCTGCTAGAAATATCATCGAAGTACTCAAAGAACTTGACTCAGCATATACAGATGTCACCATTGTCGTGGGTTCTGATCGCGTTAAAGAATTTGATACACTTGCCAACAAGTATAATGGTAAAGAATATAATTTTAAATCAATCCAAACAGTAACTGCCGGGGAGAGAGATCCAGACTCAGAAGGTGTCGATGGTATGTCTGCTTCTAAAATGAGAGAGCTTGCTAAAGACGGTAAAATATCAAACTTTTTAATGGGCTTACCAAATAAGCTTGCTATTAATCAAAAATCTAGTAAAGCATTATATACTCTAACACGTAAAGGAATGGGTATTAGAGAAGCAACTGATCACGTGAATCGTGCTAAATCAGCTATTGAAAGAGAAAAAGCTTCAGATAAAGCTAAACATGATCGTATGCTCGATCGAGCAAGAATTCTTGCAACTCGAGATCAAAATAAAATGACCGAAGAAAATCTCGATGAAGCATTAAGTAGAGCTGCTCGAAGAAAGCGTGGTCTACTCATGAAAAGATTAGCAAAAAGAATTGCTATGAGAAGAAAAATTATGATGAGAAAAAAGGCTGACATTGGCCGATTAAAAATGAGAGCTCACAAAAAAGCTCTTCTCAAAGTTAAGCATATCGTTGCTGGAAAAAGAGATTATAATACATTGTCTATTGATCAAAAAATGAAAATAGACGACAAAGCAAAAACTAAAAAAGGTTTAATAGATCGTCTTGCTAAAAGATTACTTCCTCAAGTTAAGCAGGCTGAGAAAGAAAGAATGCAAAGGCGAATGGTTCGCGAAGAAAAAGTTAATGAAGCCATCCCGCTCGCGGCACCTCTAGTTGGTTTGGCTGCACGCGGTGTAGCTAAAACAGCCGGAAGATATCTTGCCAAGAAAGCAACCAAAGCTGTCGCAAAGAAAGTGGCGAAAAGAGTAGCAGTTGGTGCTGCTGGTGCCGTTGGTCAGGCTGCGGCCGCAGCCGCAATCCCTGCTGCTGCCGCAGCATATACTGCTAAAAAAGCTAAAGACAAATTGGATGGAAACAAAGAGAAAAAAGAAAGCGTTAGAGAGATTATTACGCAAGAAGGATACCTTGGCGCCAAAGGCGAAAAGGGTCGCGACTATCGTAACGCTGGAACGTTCGATAAAGACACCGCATACAGCCATGCCAAAAAACATAATGGCGTTGTTCACAAAGATCCTTCCGGCAAGTACCTTGTTAAACATGGTAGAGGTAAACACGTTAGTGAAGAAAACCTTAATAAATCTTATCATAAAGGATTGTCTAAATCTACACAATCAAAAAGGCAAGCGCAATTCGACAAGCAAGCTAAAATGTCAGATAACAATCCAGCCGCTTATAAGCCGGCACCCGGTGATGCTACTGCAAAAACTAAAACATCTAAACATACAAAAACTTTTGCGAAGATGTTTGGCGAAGCAAAAACACCATTAGATAAGAAAGTCGAATCTAAGCGTAAACAAGAAGAAACTCAGTTAAAGAGACCTCATCAGGCGCTAACAAAAGAAAATCAAGTAAAATTCGATGGTCGTTTCTCTCAATTTAAAAAGTGGAAAAATGTTCCAGCATCGCAGGTGCACGAAGAATTAAATGATCTAATAGAACAAGTAGATTTTATCTTCGAAAGTAATCCTAAAGCTGCGTTGCAAAATAAAGCAGAAAAGACTGGTATTTCTTATTCTATTCTTAAACAAGTTTTTGATCGTGGTGTTGCTGCATGGAAAACTGGTCATAGACCAGGCACGACTCCGGCACAATGGGGCTTAGCTCGCGTCAATAGTTTTGCAACTAAATCATCCGGTACATGGGGTAAGGCAGACAAAGATTTAGCTGCTAAAGTTCGCAAAGAAGAAGTAAGCATTGAGTCAACAACTAACGAAATTAGTGATTTTAAAAGGCGTGAAATTGAATATGAATTACGTAATGAGCCAGATGAACTTAGGTTTGGTCGCCGCCGTACATCACGTACATCATACCGTCCACGATCAAAGCAAACACATACTGTTCATATTAATGGTAAGCCTTGGAAAAAAGCCGACAACGAAAGACACGCGCAAGCAATATTAAAAACTCTTCAGAAAAAAGGAGTAGACTCTAAGGTTGTTGTAACTAATGAAGAAGGTGGCGCTGGCGAATGGGGTACAAATAAATTAGTTAGGAAGTATAAAAAAGATACGCCAGGAGAAAAATAAATGGCTTCAACATTTAAACTCTATGCTGACAAAATAGGTGCAACAGACCCTGCAACTTATATCGGTAGAGATGGAGACATTTTTTACGATCCAGACTCAGGCGCTTGGATTAACATAGACGGAACCTAGGACTAAAAATGCCTAGTACTTTTAAAATATCTGTAGATAAAATGGGGGCTACAAACCCTTACGAATATATCGGAAGAAAAGGTGATATTTTTTATGACCCCGAATACGGCGAATTGCGGATTTCAGATGGTGATACACCATATGGTGCCGGTCTTGAGCAAGGTATTGGTGGATCGACTCCTACTCTAAATCAAGTTTTACAAGTTGATCAAACAGCATCTCTTGAAGCTACCTTTGCCGGTGGCATTAAAATTAATACTCTCGAATCTCTTAATGATTTAGATCCAATATATTTTACAAGTAATGTAGAAATAGATTCTACTATCACTGCAAGCGAAACCAACTTTGGTACACTAAACGGCTTGACTATTCCTTCTGGTCCAGGTACTATTGCACTCTTATCTAATATTGCTGGATCTGGTACAGTATTGGAAGCAGTCGAAGATGATACGGCCCCAAAATTGGGCGGTGACTTAGATACTAGAGACTTTATACTTAAAAATAGTGGTTCAAGCTCAGGTGTAATTATTCGACAAGACCCAGTCGGAACAATTAGTTTAAATGTTCAGAACACTTCAGCAAATACAATTTTATCTGTTGCTGGAGATGTTATCACCCTTAAGGATACAGCTTGGCCAACAACTGATGGATCAAAAGGTCAAGTTGTTGTTACTGATGGTGTTGGACAATTTAGTTGGGAATATCGAAATCCCCATGTACGCTTTTATTTTTATAACGAAGGTGCCTCACCCGGCCCAGCCCCAATTGCAAATTCAGATACTTTAGGCGTCGGCTATGGCATTTGGAATCAAGTCGAATTTCCAAATAGCGGTGTTGGAGCACTTGGAAATCTAAGCCCATCGTCAGCAGATTATAATTCTGACTTAACTAGTATTACTCAAACAAACGGCGTGTTTAGTGGGTTTGAGCAAGGAAAAAGATATTACATTTCTGCAGATGTTGAAATTGTTAACACTACAACTTCTGCAGCAATACAATCATTTTCAATTGTGGGCAGTAGCGGTAATGTAGCAAAAGGAACGTGTGTTTATCCAGGTAGTGGTGCAGTTGATAATACAGATCCAATAGTTGTTTCAATGTCAGGTATTTTTACATTTGAAAACGCAACACCAATAAATAACAACGTATATATACAATTAAATAGTGAACAATTGTTTACGTTTTATACTTCAGAAGCAATTATTAATATTGTAGAAATCTCATGAAACCATTTAAAGAATTTATAGAAGCTTGTTGGGATGGCTATAAACAAGTTGGTATGAAAAAGAAAGGGAAAAAGATAGTCCCTAATTGTGTACCTGAAGAAAACGAGATTGAAGAAAAAAAGTCTGAGACTTGGGAAGCTGGGTTTAAACGCCGGGTTGTAAAAACCACTAGCCCTGATCATAAAGAGAAGGGCTACAACTGGCGCATTAAAGGCAAAGAAAGACCCGAGATTTCTATTAAGTTATATAAAGATAGGCCTGGCTTCAAAGAGTTCACAAAACAAATGAAGCGTGTAGCAGGACACGAATTCGGATCTTAAGTATTAATAAAAAAGGTAGCTAAAAAAATGAAAACTTTTAAAGAAAGTTTAAATCAAGTTAAAGATAAAGGCGAATACGATCAAGAAGGTGGTATGGCTAAAGGTCAACTCAAGACTATGCTTGACGCAGCTAAAGAATTGCACGATATGTTTGGCGATGATGATAATCTTCCTGAATGGGTTCAAGGTAAAATTACAAAAGCTACAGATTACATCGATTCAGCTCGCGATTATATGAAAAGCCAAACAAGTCAGAAGGAAGAAGTTGTTGCGGAACTTTCAACTGATAAAATGAAACAGTACTTCTACAAATCAGCAGCTGATGCTGCCAATGCTTCTAGGGACTCATCTAGATACGACGGTGATCCTGATGCAGCAAGCCGCCAAGATAAAAGAAACCGCGGTCTTCAACGCGCTCTTAAATCACTTAAAAGGCGCGAAAAGTGAAATCGTTTAAAGGCTTTGTAGATCCGCAAGAGTTTGGTTTATACGAAGGAGTTACTGTTCCTTTAGAAATGCCACTTATCGAGCTTGAAGAAGAAGGTGATCCAGAATTAAACTCACCTAAAAGATCAAGTGGTAACAAAAAGTATGTTGTGTATGTTAAAAATCCTACTACAGGTAATGTAAAAAAGATTCAATTTGGTGATGAAAAAGGTGGGTTGACTTCTAAGATTAATGATAGAGATGCAGCTCGTAATTTTGCAGCAAGACACAATTGCGATACTAAAACAGATAAAATGTCACCTGGATATTGGGCTTGCCGCCTTCCTAAATATGCTAAGCAACTCGGTCTTTCAGGTGGAGGAAACTATTTTTGGTAACCCCATATTACGATTCTGCTGATTGCAGATTATTTTTAGCCTGGGCTCCCTCTGAAAGTTTTGTTTGGCATAGAGACGAAGAAGATAGAAAAATAAAAGTTTTAGATGGAGATGGTTGGTGTTTTCAATTTGAAGATTGCCTTCCTTTCGTTTTAAAGCGTGGGTCTGAATTTAATATTAAAGCTTATGAATATCATCGTTTAATCAAAGGCAAAAACGATCTATTAGTTAGAATAACACGAACGAATAAATAAGAAACAATCTATAAATTATACATTAAGAGGAGTTTTTAATGGAAAAGACATCAGATCTCATCGAAATTATTGATGACGTATTTTTAAAAGCTTTAGAAGAAAAAATGGATCCAGTCGGTAAAGAAGATGATGACATTGATAATGATGGCGATTCTGATTCTTCTGATCAGTATCTTAAAAAAAGGCGTGCAGCAATTGCTAAACAAAAGGCAAATATGAAAGAAGGCATAATGTCAGATATTGCCAGTAAAGCGAAAACGGCAATTGATAGAGCAAGAGGTATACCTCCTAAGCCTACTGAAGATGAGCTCAGGGCTGCTCGAGTAAGAGCAAAGACAAGCGCAATATTCAAGCAGATCAACCGAACGATGGCTATGAAAGATAAAGCAAGGAAAGCAAGGGAAGCTGAACAAAAAGATGAAAGTAGTTGTGGTAGTAAAAAATCTTTGAAAGCTTCTAAAAGCTATTAATTTAAAATAATCATGAGGAGATTATTATGTTTGGGTGGTTGAAAAAACTGTTTGGTGGCGAGCCAGCGCCTGTTGTAGAAAATGTTATTGAAAATAAAGAGCCGGCTAAAAAGCCAGCGCCTAAAAGAAAAGCCGCACCTAAAAAAGATACGGCTAAGGCAAAAGGTACTAAGGTATCGGCTGAATCGAAAGCTAAAAAGCCTAGAGCACCAAGAAAGCCAAATACAAAAAAATAAATAAAATTAAGTTTTAATACTCAAGGAGAAGTAAAATGGCACAGTGGGGAGATACAGATACTCTTGCAGATGCGCCCAAGTTTGAGACGCCGTCAGTTTCATTTGATGCAACTGATGCAGCAGTCGTAGTGTTGGCAGACGACGAGATTGTCGTTCCAGACCACGGCCTTGCTACTGGCGATCGAGTTACTTACACTGCTGGCGCCGGTGCAATCACTGGTTTAACTAATGGACTTTTGTACCATGTTATTCGAGTTGATCAAAATAAATTTCAGCTTGCAGCAGACGCAGCAGACGCGGCCGCCGGAACTGAAATTCCGCTTACTGGTTTAGGTGGTGGTGAAGACACAATTCAAATTACACCAGATGATGTCTTTTTTATCGACATTGACGAAGCAGCAGTTCCTGCAAACCGAGCCAAGGGTTTGGTTACGCCTGGATGGGTTAAGTACGAAGAGTATGGCGCTGGTCGTAAAAGGGTTGAAGTCTTAGTAGCTATGAAGCGTACTGCAGGTGCTGCTACACCTACTACAGACGGTGGCGCTGGAGATGCTGGTCTTACTGGTGATACTGCGGTTGAAGATGCTACAGTAGCTGATAGCTAATTTAAAATCTTCTTGAATCGTGGTATTATATGATGCAGTTGACAGAATCAACCTTTCTACTTTATGCAATGAAACACTATGATAATCCTCATTGCTCTGAAATGTCAGAGTTCGAGGAAGATATGAAAAGATTTCAATATTTGCGTAAGCTTTTTGGTCGATATCGACAAGATGGAGATTTAAAAGAAAGGTTGATTTTGAATCACTTAATTGTGATATATAACGTATTTGGCGAGAGTGCTACAAATATGTTATTCATGAAATTAAAAGAATATCATGAATATTTAAAACCGTTTGTAGAATACTTAAATTATATGCCAAATATTATAATGTATGATACTTATCAAATTTCAAAAGATAGTATAGTACCAGATAGTAGGATTACAAATACATTAAAGGAAATATAAAGTGGTCGTTGATTTATTTCTAGTATACCAATTCATTCGTAAGCTAGTCAAACCTTTCAAGGATTGGGACGCTTACGAGTTAGGTATTATCGACGACCAAGGTAAGGTTCTTAGAAAAAGAAAGGATCTTACACGTGGTGATGAAAGAAAAGCGTTTGGTCTTTTTGACTTAATGATTCTCAATATTAAAAAACTTTTAGCAAAAGTTCCCGGTGGGCAAACTAAGCTTGCTACGTATGCTGCTGCACTTTTTCTTATTAGAGAATTTAAAGAATTAGATGAAAATGTATTGACAGAAGACGTTTTAGATGATAAAATAGAAGAATGTATGGAAAGCTTTTTAGAATATTATCAGACCATTCTTCTTGATGAATCTTTTGAAGAAGAATCTATGGCGGTAGGATCTGGTGCAATTGCTGGCTTAGGAGTTGGACCAGACGGTGAACCCGGGATCACTAAAAAGGTTGCTAAAAAATATAAAGATAAAAATAAAAAAGATGCTCAAATGTTGACTTTTAAAGAAGCTTCTCTTAAAATGAAAGGTTTTAAAAAGGATATCGATGATCAAGAAGCGCCAAAGGGTTTTTATAAAAATAAAGATGGCACTATAAGTATTGATCACGACACTAGCAATAAGCGTCCAAGAAAAAAAAAGAAAATAAACGAAAGTCTTCTTAAAAAGTTTTTTGGTAAGGGTAAGCCAGATCATGAAAAGACTTTGTCTGACCATGCTGCAGAGCATAACAAAGATAGTGTAAATGAGAATCACAAATATTTAACAAAGCATTCTGAAGATGCTCATAAAGATTCTCATGAATCTAAATCAATACACCATTTTAAAGAAAATTCTGTAAATATGAATCAAAATTTGATTCGTGATCATAAAATGGGTCGTAAAGCTGATCATCGTTATGATAGGAATGCTGCAAAATCGCATAAAAGAAATGGCGATGAGCATGAAGAAGAGGATCGCAGAACAGAAGCACACGTTCATCATACAATTTTAAAACATTCTAAGCCGCTTGGTAAAAACATCGCTCTTTATCATGGGACGGGACACGACTTTGAACATGCAGCTAAAAAATCTAAAAATGGAATCATTCACAGTCCAGCTCACTTATCAACTTCTCACGATCATTCGGTTGCAGCAGACTTTGCTGGGGAAGGTGGGGACATAGTCGTAATCCATGCTAAGAAAAAACATAAAGGTGTTTATGTGGATGGTAAACACCCAGGCACCGGCGGTGGAGAAAAAGAAACTGTAATTCCGGCCGGTACTAAACTTAAACATATCAAATCTCATTTAACAAAAGATGGATATCGTCTACACCACTTTAACATCCACGAACAACCAGATCACAAACCTTATGATAAGGATTAAAAATAGATAATTTTACTTTAGGAGTTATAAAAATGGATCTTGATGCACGCAAAAGAGTATTTAATCAACTTAGAGAAGATGAAGGTGTAGAATATAAAATCTATCTCGATCATCTTGACTTGCCTACGTTCGGTGTTGGCCATCTTATTTTAGAAACTGATCCAGAGTACGGTGAAGAAATCGGTACAAGAGTATCAGAAGAAAGAGTTGAAGATGCATTTCAAAAAGATTTAAACGTTGCTATTTCTGAATGTCAAATTCTCTATACAGAAAAAGGATGGGACGTACTTCCTGTCGAATGTCAAGAAATTCTTGTGAATATGATGTTCAACATGGGTAGAACAAGATTATCTAAGTTTCGTAAATTCAACGCTGCCGTTATTAAGCATGATTGGAAAACAGCTGCTATTGAAGGTAGAGATTCGTTGTGGTATACACAAGTAACTAATCGCGCTGAAAGATTAATGAAGCGCATGGAAGCAATTTAAAATATAAATAAACGAATAGATTGTTTAATTTAAAGTTAGGAGAGACCAAATGTCTATCAAAAAAATTATTGAAACAGCAGTTGAAAATAATCCTTTAGGGCTTCAAGATGCTTTTGCTGAAGAAATGAGTGAGCGTATTCAAGCTGCTCTTGAAGAAAAATATAAGAAAATGAATAAGCACGAGGCTAGCGATGAGAGCGATGACGAGGAATGCTCTCATTGCGAAGGCGTCGGTTATCATGAAGATGAAGATGGTAACAAAGTAGATTGTTCTAAGTGCGATGGTAGCGGTAAGTCTGATAAGTCTGACGACGATGATGACGATGATGACGACGACGATGACGGCGAAGATAAGACTGACGAAGCTATCTTAACTAAAGCCGCTCGACGTGAAAAAGATGCTAAGAAAGCCGCTAAAAAGTAATTTCTTTCTAATATGAATTTCAAACAAATTATCAACGAAGCTATTCTTGGCGCTCTTGTCGAAGACAATTTTGAATTGCCAGACTTGAACGCCAAGCGTTCAAAAATTGTTGTAGCTGCAGCTAAAAAGCATAAGCTCAAAACTAAAATAGAAAAAGGTTCTAAACCCGGTTTATCTACTATAACAGTGATAGGTAATACTAAGCAAATTGATAAATTTATGGGTTCTCTTCATGAAGAAGAAGACGTACAAGAACGAGTTATTCGGACTGGTATACAAACACCAATTAATCCTAATCTAAATAAACCTGTTCAAGGAATACAAAAAGCTCCTAGATTAAATAAACGCAAGCCATTTAAAGAAACTACTATTGCTGCTACTAAAAGAGGAGTTAATGTAACTGGTGTTGATGGTAAAACCCGTACAGTTATGAAAACAACTAAAATTAAAAATTACGATGGTGAACAAGATAAGATTCGCTCTGGAAAGTCTAGATCTGTCTGGGACAAAGAATAGTCGAATTAGGAATTTTATATTATGCATTATGTTATTCTTTTATGCCTGTTAGCACTGGGTGGTGGGTACGCCTACCACTCAGTAACAGTCTCAAATCTTGAATCAGAAGTGGTTCAACTCGAAGCAAATAATCGCACTCTCAAAGAAAATCAAGTTCAATTAGAACTTGCTGTTAATACTGCGCAAGCATCTCTCAAAGCAGCAGAAGAAAACGCCAAGAAACAAGGTGAGGCAATGAACAAGCTTACCTTAGCAAATAACGAGTTGGCAAAAGAGAAATCAAATTATATGAAGGTCTTTAAGGACCACAACTTGACCCGACTTGCTCGTGCCAAACCAGGCATGATCGAGAAACGGATTAACAATGGAACTGAAAAAGTGTTTAGGATGTTAGAAGATGATACAAAAGAACTTATGGATATTGATGATACCCCTCCTGCTGACGGGGTGCAACCTGATGCCAAGACTGGAGTGGGGCCCGAAGGAACAGATAATCCAACCGGAACCACAGATAGTAACGGTAACTGAGAAGGTACCTCTACGCATCTACCAACCACCTCTTCCTCAAGAGATTGATTTACTCAATGTAAACTTCTTTGTCATTACCGAAGAGAACATCGAAGAAAAGGTGAAAGAGATCGAAAAGATGCTCGACGGTCAGTTTGTCGTGTTCGCACTCACACCTGATGGATACGAGAAAATGGCAGAGAACTTCCAAGAGGTTCGACGTTATGTCAGACAACAGAAAGAGTTAATCATCTATTATCGCGAAGCAACCACTGAGTCTGAAGGAACTACTGCTGAAGAGTGGATGGATAATAATAAAGATTGAAACTTATAACAGCACTAGATAATGCACTTGGTCATACGACCGGAGAATGGACTTCTGCAGAGCGAAGAGAAAATTCTTTGGTAAAAATGTGCCAAAAATATGATTTGGATCCTTATGAAGAAATTAACCAAGGCGACAAAGTTCATATAGGTGCAATCTCGTTCATTGCATTTGATGTTAATAATTCTACATCACTATTAAAAGAAAGGCCTTCAGAAACGATCTCGTGTCCCACGTGCGCTGGTACAGGCGAAATAAAAAACCCTAGTAGACTTCCTTTAAAATAAATAATATTGTTGATCATGCGTAATAAACGGTGACTAACTTTAAAGGAGGTTCTAAATGGACCAACAAGAACTCAACGAGTTAAAAGTAGATCTTGCTATTATTAAAAAAGATATTAAACAAATAGAAAAATTTTTTGATAAAGTAGATACTGTCGTTGATGAAATGTCTGAAATAGCTAAAGCAATCGCGGTACAACAGCAACTTCTTGCAAATTTTGATTCTAAATTATCCTATACCGACCAAAGACTTCTAGAAGCAAAAAAAGAAAGTCTTGAAGGGCGGCTAGCTTTAAAAGAACAGCTTGAAGAATTTAAACAAGATTTTGCTGAAGACATGCAAGATAGAGTGAGCAACGCCCATAAAGATCACGCTGCACTTGCAAATGAAGTAAAACTTTGGAATGAAAAAAGACATACGCAAATGTTAGCACAAATTAAAGATATGTCTGATACTATTGAAATTCGAGTGCGTCAACTTGAAATAACCAAGTGGTATGCTATGGGTGTTATTGGCGTAATAGGACTAATAGCCAGTGGCGTAGGATTAAATATCGTAAACATTGGTTGACATTTACATTTTACTGTGATAGAATATACGTATCACATTCCCTAATAAGTTTTGTTTATTATGATTGATTATGTTGACTTACAATATGCTCAAATGCTATCTTCTAAATTGGATCAGTTTCGTATACGATCTACTAATCCATATAAAATTAATTTTAGATGCCCATTATGTGGCGATTCTCAGAAGTCAAGATCTAAGGCCCGAGGATGGCTTCTAGAAAAAGAAAATTCTTTCTATTATTATTGTCATAACTGTGGTGTCAGCCAGTCCTTCTCGTGGTTTTTAAAAGGACTGGATGGTGTCACTTATCAGTCTTGGGTAGCAGAAAAGTTTATTAAGACTGCCAACACTGAGCCCCTTCCTCTCGAAACAGCAAAGTTTGAGAAACCCGTTTTCAAAAAAAACAATCCACTAAAAAAATTAAAAAAAGTGAGTCAATTGCGGCACGATCATGCTATCAATAGATATATAAAACAAAGACAGATTCCCAGTCATACACACTATAAGATGTACTGGGCACCTGAGTTTAAATCGTGGATTAATTCTATAATACCCGATAAATTTGATAATGTTGATAAAGACGAAGCTCGTCTAGTGTTGCCTTTTCTTAATGAACATAATCAGGTTTTCGGCGTCTCAGCACGTGGTTTCAAGCCTGGTGGTATACGGTATATTACGATCATGTTTGAAGATCATCCTAAGATTTTTGGACTTGATACCGTAGACTTTAGTAGAAGGTACTTCGTTGTCGAAGGAGCCATTGACAGTCTATTTCTTAAAAATAGTGTAGCAATGGCGGGAGCCGATGGCAACGTAAATGGAATGAAACATTTAGAGAACGCTGTGTTTATATTTGATGCAGAACCTCGAAATAAAGAAATCGGGAAAAGAATGGAAAAAATTATTAACTCGGGCTATCAGATTTGTATTTGGCCAGATAATCTACCAGGGAAAGACATCAATGAAATGGTTCTCGGTGGCGTATCAAACGTACGTGAGATTATAGAATCAAATATATACAAAGGACTTGAGGCAAAATTGAAATTTATAGAATGGAGAAAAGTATGAAAGTTAAAATGGTGAGTTACTCACAAGCACCTCAAGGTGAATTTGAAGATCTTGGAAATATTCAAGACCTTGTTGCTTATTGCGCAAGGGTATCTAATCCTTCAAATCAAATGAATACCGAAACATCTGAAAAGCTTCTTAAGTATCTTTCAAAACATAAGCATTGGTCTCCGTTCGAAATGGTTTCTGTGTGTATGGAAATTGAAACGACAAGAGATATTGCTCGACAGCTTTTAAGACATAGATCATTTTCTTTTCAAGAATTTAGTCAACGATATGCAGATCCTCTTGAAGATTTGGAATTTGAAACTCGTGAAGCTCGTTTGCAAGATGAAAAAAATCGACAAAACAGCGTTGAAGTTAATGATGAATATCTAAAAGATGAATGGAAATGGCAACAAGAACAAGTGATCAGCGCAGCATCAAGAGCTTATCGCTGGGCAATCAATAATGGTATTGCTAAAGAACAAGCTCGAGCTGTACTTCCTGAAGGTAACACAGTCTCAAGACTTTATGTTAATGGTACGCTTCGTAGCTGGATTCATTATATTGAATTGCGCAGCTCCAATGGTACTCAAAAAGAACATATTGAATTGGCCCGAGAAATTGCTTGTGCAATTAGTTCAGTATATCCTTCAATCGAAAACTACATACAGTAAGGTTTAGAATATGGCTAGAAAAGACAACGACATCGTGTATTTGATTCCAGAAGGACAAACTCGTGAATCACATGATTATCATTACACAGTTAGTAAACCTAAAAAGATGGAAAAATTTAGAAAGAAAAAATATAATCCCGTGTCGAGGAAACACGAGTGGTTCGTCGAGGTAAAGAAGCCTCCACATTCAAAATAAGGAGAAAAACTATGCAACACCTTGGGTTGCGTATTGAAACAAAAAGAGATAAGTTGCTTTCGGAACAATCTCTTAAATTATTGAAAGACTATTATTGCCAAGAGAACGAAAAGTCACCGCAACACGCGTTTGCTCGAGCAGCAGTTGCTTATTGTGATGGTGATTTAGAATTTGCACAAAGAATATACGATTATGTTTCAAAAGGCTGGTTCATGTATTCATCACCAGTTCTTTCGAATGCACCATTACCCGGTGAAACATCAAAGGCATTGCCCATCTCTTGCTTTCTAACATATGTGCCAGATAGTTTAGATGGCTTGATCGATCACTCAGCCGAACTCCGATGGCTATCGGTAAAGGGCGGAGGTGTAGGAGGTCATTGGTCCGATGTTCGTGCAGTTTCGAAAAAGGCGCCCGGACCAATGCCTTTCCTTCATACAGTTGACGCTGACATGGTAGCGTATCGACAGGGTAGAACTCGTAAAGGTTCTTACGCTGCATATATGGATGTTTCTCATCCTGACATTATTGAGTTTATCAATATGCGTATTCCTACTGGTGACGTGAATCGAAAAAATTTAAATCTACATCATGCGGTTAATTTATCAGATGCTTTTATGGTTGCTGTTGCTACTAATGCTAATTGGGATTTAATTGATCCAAACGATAAGTCGGTTCGAGACACGATGAAAGCTCGTAAGCTTTGGGAGTTAATACTTGAAACTCGATATCGTACAGGCGAGCCTTATCTTAATTTTATTGATACTGCTAATCGTGCATTACCCCAATCACAAAAAGATATGGGACTGCATATTAAAGGTTCAAATTTGTGTAACGAAATACATCTCGTAACAAACGAAGATCGTACTGCGGTGTGTTGTCTATCTTCAGTAAATCTTGAAATGTTTGATGAGTGGAAAGATACTTCAATGATTGAAGATCTTATTGTATTTCTCGATAACGTATTGCAATTTTTCATAGATAACGCGGGCGATGAAATTAGTCGTGCTAAATACTCAGCACAACAAGAAAGATCATTGGGTCTTGGAGCAATGGGATTACATTCTTATTTCCAACAACACTCAATTGCTTTTGAAAGTGAAGAAGCAATTGAACACAATGAAATGCTTTTTAAAACGATGTATGATAAGTCTGTTGAGTCTACCCTTGCTCTTGGAAAAAAGAAAGGTGAAGCACCTGATATGAAAGGAACGGGTCGACGCAATGCTCATATGCTTGCGATCGCACCGAACGCAAATTCTTCTATGATCCTTGATACTTCACCAAGTATTGAACCTTGGAAGGCTAACGCGTTTACATCAAGAACACGTGTAGGCTCTCATCTGAATAAGAATAAGTATCTTGAGGCTGAATTAGAAAAACTTGGTATGAACACTGATGATATCTGGTCATCCATTATCACGAATGGTGGATCAGTACAACATTTAGATTCGTTATCGAATCATGTGAAAGCAGTGTTTAAAACTGCTATTGAAATAGATCAACGTGACATAGTCAAATTGGCCGGTGATCGTCAAAAATATTTATGCCAAGGCCAATCCCTTAACTTGTTTTTCCAAGCAGGAGCAGATAAAAAAGATTTGCATAAGGTTCATTTCCAGGCTTGGGAAGATGGCTGTAAAGGATTATATTATTTAAGAACAGAAACATCAAACAAAGCAGAAAACGTTTCACAAAAAATTGAACGTGAATCACTTGATACTATGATCAATCCTGAAACGATTAACTTTAATAACGGAACAGAAGAACAACAAGATGAGTGCGAATCCTGTCAAGGATAAGGAGAAACAAATGTATATAGTAGGAGAAATTAAGACCATCATTGGCATTGATATACCAGAATGTTTTATGGAGTGCGATGGCCAGGTGTTAGAAAAAGAAGAATACCCAGAGCTGTTTGCTAAAATTGGCTACAGTTATGGAGGAAGAAATTCTAAATTTCATTTACCTCGTCAATCAGATGTAGTACCCATTAGAAATCGAGGCCCAAAAAATCTAAACTTTAGGCCGAAAACTATAATTTGTGTAATGGCCATGGAATCATGAAGGTAGTAATCTATTCAAAAACAAATTGCCCATTCTGTGAGAAGGCAAAGGCTTGGTTTACACAACATGGTCATACGTTTACAGAAATTAAATTAGACGACGAAGAACAAAGGATGGCATTTTATCAGCGCTATCCAAATGTAAAGTCTGTACCACAAATTTTTATTAATGATAAGCACATTGGTACGTATAATGACTTTATGAGTATTGCTAATGCGTTGGTGAAAAAGCAAGGTGGGCTGATGGAGTTCTCAGAAACATACAAGCCATTTCATTATCCTTGGGCTGTTGAGATGACAACTCGTCATGAAAAAGCTCATTGGATTGAGGATGAACTTGACTTATCAGAAGATGTATCTGATTGGAAGAGTGGTAAAATTAATGAAACAGAAAAAGCATACATCACAAACATTCTTCGTTTGTTTACTCAATCCGACGTAGCTGTTGGCCAAAACTATTTCGATCAATTCATTCCTAAGTTTAAGAATAATGAAGTCCGTAATATGTTGAGCTCATTTGCTGCTCGAGAAGGTATTCATCAACGTGCTTATGCTCTTTTAAATGAGACTCTTGGTTTGTCAGCCGAAGAATATCATGCGTTCCTCGAATATTCTGAAATGGCTGATAAAATTGCTTATATGATGCAATCAGATACAAACACTATGAAAGGTTTAGGCCTCGCTCTTGCTAAGTCAGTATTCAACGAGGGTGTTGCTCTTTTTGCTTCATTCGTAATGCTGTTGAGTTTTCAACGATACGGCAAAATGAAAGGCATGGGTAAGGTAGTAGAATGGTCGATTAGAGATGAATCTATGCACGTAGAAGGCAATTCTAAATTGTTTAAGGTTTACTGTAAGGAACATCCTCGTGTCGTTGACGATGAATTCAAGAAAGAGATTTATGAGATGGCAAAACACGTTGTTCGTCTCGAAGACAAGTTTGTTGAGTTAGCTTATAAGCTCGGTCCTATTGAAGGGCTGGATATGGCTGACGTCAAACAATACATTAGGTACATTACTGATCGCCGTTTATTACAACTCGGTATGAAGACTGTATTTAAAGTGAAAGATAATCCACTTCCTTGGTTGGAATGGATTTTAAACGGTGCAGATCATACTAACTTTTTTGAAAATCGTGTAACTGAATACGAGGTTGCTGGTTTGAAAGGTGATTGGGATGACGCATATAATTTTGAAGAAGAATGCGAGGACGAGGTTTGCGCGATCGCTGTATAAGGAGTTATTATGAAACGATACGCTTGGATGGCGGGTGGTTATTTGTGTTTGGTGATGGCGTATATTGGAGTAGTGACTCCTGGTATCCCATTTAGTCATTTTGTTTTAGGTGCAGCATTTTGTTTTGCAAAGTCAAGTCCTAGAATGCATGCCTATATTATGAATCACAAGCACTTTGGCCCCTTTGTAAATAATTGGACTGAGAAAAAAGTATTTCCACAGAAAGCAAAGTACTTAATGGCTGGAATGATGATGTCATCCTTAGCGATCATGTACTTCACGGTACCTATCAAAGGTGTAATCTATACGGGTATTTTTATGTTATTGGTTTGTATCTGGGGCTGGAGATACCCTGGGTCACCAGAAGAATATGACAGGAGGGTTGCCGAAGGTAGGAGAATTGCGTGGCTGAAGTAGTAACAAAGAAAAGACATCTAGGTAAAGCAGTAACATGGAGAATCATCGCATCGATTACTACAGCATTGATTGCATGGTTCTTCGGCCTTCCACCAAAAGCAGTAGGAATGGTATTCATTGCAGACCTTATAATCAAATTCATTTTATATTACGGCCATGAAAGAATTTGGTATAGATATATTAGGTACGGAATTGTTAAGGAATAGCCTATGTCATCAAAAGATCATAATCCAAACACCCATGAAGAAAAGGATAGTTGGTCTCGTGCTTTAGTCGATAAGTATGCTAAACAATATCGTGAATATATTTGTCAAAGTTATATAACTGAATTAGAACACATAGATTCTTATGTAGAATTTATGAATTATGATCTTCCCCATGCCAATGATATTTGGAAAAGAATGGTTTATAATGTAAAGAGGCAAGAAAAATATGAGCAATCAAAGCGAAACAACAAAAACAACTAAGATTTACGAAAGCCCAGATAAGGGCAAGACAGTTTATGAGCGAGACTTTGGTGCTCCTCATGAATCAAGAAAAATGATTATGAAAGATGGAGTGAGATTGTATGAGCCAACGGCCTAAAGATTACGCGCTTGTCACTACTGTGACTTCTGTTAAAAGCATTTATATGATACCAGTTGATTATATTCGTGCGGAAGCAGAGGATCAAAATGTTGATGATGAATTTATTAAAACCTGGATAAAAGATTCAGTAACCTGTGAAGAAGTAAAAGAATCCGGTCAAAGATTCATAGGTGAAAATATTATTGACTGCCATGTCATTAGTAAAACAAGAGCACTACAAATTTTTGAAGAACACAATGGTGATGCTCTTGCTGGGTGGGATGAAGAAAAGAAAATTGAATATCTCAATGATTGGAAAGATAAGTACACCTGGAAACAAAAAGACAAAAAAGATATTACACTATGATTTACATCTATGGAACAGATGATTGTAATAATTGTAAGTGGGCTGTAAGAGATAGTAAAAAACATAAAGAAGAGTACACTTATAAAAACGTAACCTACAAAAAATTTTATAATGAAATGATAGAGCGAGGTGGTGATCCTAGAAAGATTCCGCAAATTTGGTGGGATGCTGAATATGTAGGGGACTACAATGATCTAACAAAAAAACTTTTTGAAAAACTATATTAATGGAGAAAAACGTGACGGGTATTCCTAGACATATTGATGAGCGTATTATGCGCTTAATGGAACACGAAAAAGAAAGACAAAGAAAAAATGTCGAATTAATCGCTTCAGAAAACTTTGCTTCATCCGCAGTAATGAGCCTTTGTGGATCTATCTTTACTAACAAATATGCAGAAGGATATCCTGGCAAGAGATATTATAACGGCTGCAAAAATTATGATGAAATTGAAAATCTTGCAATTGATCAATTGAAAGAACTTTATGGTGCCGAATATGCCAATGTTCAACCACATTCTGGTGCCAACGCAAATCTTGCAGTGTTTCAAGCTTTTCTCCAACCTAAAGATACAATCCTTGGAATGGATCTTGCGGCCGGTGGACATTTAACTCACGGTGCGCGTGTAACTTTATCAGGTAAAGTTTATCAATCGTTTTCTTATGGAGTAAATGAAGAAGGCTGGATTGATTATGATGAAGTACACGAAAAAGCAAAACTTCATCGTCCCGAATTAATAATTGCTGGTGCTTCTGCTTATCCACGACAAATCGATTGGAAGCGCTTTAAAGAAATTGCTGATTTTGTTGGTGCTAAGTTAATGGTTGACATGGCACACTATTCTGGTCTCATTGCCGGAAAGACTTATGATAATCCTTTACCTTATGCAGATGTCGTAACATCAACTACGCACAAGACACTCCGCGGACCACGGGGTGGTATCATTCTTTGGAATAACAAAGACTATACTAAAAAAATCAATTCTGCAATCTTTCCAGGAACGCAGGGTGGACCACTCATGAATCAAATCGCAGCCAAAGCACAAGCATTCATAGAAGCCAACACAGATGAATTTTCTCTTTATACTCGACGAGTAATAAATAATGCAATGGAAATGTGCTCCGTGTTCACTTCTCGAGGTCTGAAAGTGCAAACAGAAGGAACAGATTCGCACATTGTTTTACTTGACTTGACTTCTACTGGTCGTAGTGGAAAAGAAGCTGCTGATTTACTCGAAGAAAATGGTATTACTGTTAATAAGAATGGTATACCAAATGATCCAAAAAGTTTTGTAGAAACGTCTGGAATTCGAATAGGTACGGCGGCTATGACGACAAGAGGTCATAACACAAATTATTTTAACGAATTAGCGCATAGAATCGTTGATATTATTAATGCACAATAGGAAATAGAATATGGCAAAGGCAAAATCAGGCGGAGGCCTCGGTCAAGTTACAAGACCTGATCCGATTAAAAAAGGAACATCAATTGGTGATGGAACTAAAAAAATGGCATCAATGAACAAAAGAAAAAAAGCTAGTTATAAAAAATACAGAGGCCAGGGAAGGTGAATCTCGCAGTTTTCATCAATGGAATTATATTTGTAGGTCTTTGTATGATGGCATATGCAGCTTTTATGTATTTCAGTGCCATATATCATATTAAAAAAGAAACAAAGAAAAAGGAATTAGAAGATGAGTAGAAGAGCTGTAATACGAATGGCTTATAAACAAGCTTTTGATGGTGTAAATGGTGAAGGAACATATGCAGTAGATCTTTATGAAAACGATAAGCTAGTCCAAATCAGAGAAGTACCCGGAAAAAGTAGACATTATGCCGAAGACTTGGTTGAAAATTGGGAAAGCGGTATGATTCAATTATTAACGGAGTAAAGTAAATGTACGAATATAGAACAAAATTAATCAAAGTAGTAGATGGTGATACTGTTGATGTTGACATCGATCTTGGCTTTGGTGTGTGGTTAAAAGATGAACGGGTACGTATCATGGGTATCGATACACCCGAATCTAGAACTAGTGATAAGGTTGAGAAATTATTTGGCCTGGCAGCAAAGAAAAGGCTGAAAGAACTCCTTGGTCCAAACCCCGTGTTGAAAACACAAGTTGCAAAAGATGGCGAAGACATGAAAGGTAAGTTTGGTCGTATCCTTGGTGATTTTGATGTCTACTGTCCTGTTACTGATGCTTGGAGACCTGTTACTTCGGTAATGTCAGAAGAAGGTCATTGCGTTCCTTATTACGGTGGATCTAAAGAGGATACTCAAAACTCTCACATGGCGAACCGTGAAAAACTTCTTGAAGAAGGTGTTGTTGACCGAGCTGCTTATGACAAATTGGTGGCAAAACAAAAAAATTAATTTTTCTTTACTTATTCCTTAACTTTTTATAAATAATTTGTAATGGATCTTATAGATTCATTTTTCAATTCAAAGAAAAGGAAAAAACATGAAAAATTTAAAATTAATGCTATTATTAGCTATGTCTACAATCGGAATGTCTGCTCAAGCTCTTGACTTCGGCGGTTCGGTTTCTTTGGGAAGCAATTACATTTTTCGTGGCGCTGCACAGAATGCAGGTAACGCTGCAGCTTCTGGTGAAGCTCATATAGTACATAACGGCTTCTTTGCTCAATTGTGGGCAAGCCAAGTAGATTATGGTACAGACATCGAAGTAGAATACGATGTTATGGTAGCTAAGAACTTTACGTTCGGTGATGTTACTGTAGGCGCTGCTTATATTGATTATAACTACACTGCACTTGACACTTTAAGCGATTTTGAAGAATCTGCTTTAGATGTAGAAGAAGTAGGTTTTCAATTAGCTTATAAAGCAGTGACTGCTAAATATTACATGGGTCTCGATGACGCTCCTGATTACATGGAGTTAGGTGTTGATCTTGGTGTTGCAGATTTGACAGTAGGTGATTTCGACACTGTTGGTCGCCACGCTATGATCTCTAAGACAATTGATGTCGAAGGTGTTGATGTTACCTTTGGCTATCGTTACTTCCAAGGCGAAGACGACATTGCAGATGAGAAATCTGCAGTATTAATGCTTACCAAATCATTCTAATCTGAATGATATAAAGACAAGGCACTTTTGGGTGCCTTGTTTTTTTCAAATATTTCACGAGAATAAAAAACCTATAAAAAACAACCTCTTAAAAATAATAAATCATAACCGATTGTTTTATATACAAATTTTAGTTTAAAAAGTATTGTACTTTTCCCTTCAACTGGTGTAGAATAGCTACTTATTAAATTAATAGAGATTGAGAGGTAAAAGATAGGTGTATATAGCTAACTCCTATAAATATGATTTTTCTGGCCGAAAGCGCAAACCGCGCAAAGTTAAAGGAGAAGTGTATGAAAAATATAAGGCACCAGCGTTTCGTGAACTATCGCCAACAGGTTCAGAGAAAAGCGTATCATATGCAAACCAGAGACTCGCAGAATTTAAAAAATACCCAAGCCGATCAGATTTTACAGGAAGTAAAGGCACGGGAAATAAACAAGAATCTCGAAAATACACAGGAAACTTTGTCATAGGAATTGCAACGCTGCATAAAAGTAATGCAGTTCCTGTTACAAATCCAGAATACGCTAAAGAAATATCGGATATGATTTCTTAAGCAAAAAGAATTTAGTGCAACGCTAAATACCGGCGGGTATACGCAAGAAACTTAAATAATGTAAAGGAAATTGAAATATGACACAAGTACTTAAAGTAGAAGCAGCTCTTAAATCAGGCGCAGAATTGACTGCAAAGCAAATCGCTTCGCGATTTAATGTGAAATCACCTGCTAAAGTTATAAGTTTGGTACGTCAACGAGGTAACGCAGTTTATCTTAATACGCGCACCAACAAAGCTGGTGAAGTAACTCGTAAGTATCGAATTGGTACTCCTACTGCATCTTTGATCGCAGCTGGCTACCGAGCATTCGCTGCTGGAGTCTAAGCAAACTTTAAGGGGCCTTTGGGCCCCACGTTTGTTTGCTTATAAATATTACACCAACAAGAGGATTAACTTATGCGAGGATTTGTAACTCGCTTTATAAAGGATATATCTTATAAGCACTCTGTTAAAATGCAGATTGGCTTATCTGTTCTATTTTTCCTTTTAGCTCAAACCCCTATTGAGTATTTTTTAGCAGTTGCTTTAGCATTAATGGCTTATCTCGATTATGAAGATGGTCATCCTTTAATTTAAGTTAAATGAAATATTTAACACTTGCTACTTCAATAGCAATTGCTTCGGTGGCAGCCTATTTTTCTATAATAGGCTTAGCCACTCTTTTTGCTGGCGCATTTTGGTCAGTAGTTGTTATGGCCCTAATTCTTGAAGTAGGAAAATTAGTAAGCACTGCTTGGCTACACTTTGAATGGGAAAACGTAAACATACTTACCCGTTCTTATTTCATTAGTGCAATTATCATTCTAATGTTTATAACATCAATGGGCATATTTGGATATTTAAGTAAAGCCCATCTCGATCAAAAAATACAGGCAAGCGGTAATAACGATGTCGAAATTAGACTCTTGCAAAACAAAATCAAAAGTGAAGAAAGAAACATTTTATCTGGAGAAACTGTTCTTTCAAGTCTAGACCGCGCTGTACAAGTACTCATTGATTATGATCGAATTCGTGGCGAAGATGGTGCACTTGCTGTACGAGAAAATCAAAAAGACGAGCGGCGGCAAATCGATCAAAACATTCAGGAATCTCAGCAACGAATTAATGAACTGAATATTGAACTTATACCGCTACAGCGCGAACGATTTGCTTTGGAAGCAGAGATTGGACCTCTCAAATATGTTGCTGAGCTCTTTTACGGAGAAGATAATGCTAATGATTATTATGATGTAGCAGTCCGTAGCATTATTCTTATTATTGTGTTGGTTTTTGATCCGCTTGCTGTTATGCTTCTCGTTGTTTCTACTGGCGCGTTTAAACGAGACCGTGAAAGCCCAACTAAACCGCTTATTGACAAAAATCAAATTATGGTGATGAAATGAGAAAAATATTAAAGTTTACTATAGTGTTTATATTATTTTGTTATGGATTGATGGCGTTGAAAACACATTCCTCGCCTGACGAAAGATTGATTATTATCAATGAAGATTTTTGGTCGCTTGTAGAATTCAGTGAGGCGCATTGTCTCGCTCTCAATATCTACCACGAAAGTCGAAGTGATAATCTTGCGGGACAATATGCAGTCGCAGATGTTGTGATGAATCGTGTTGAAAGTGTTCGTTATCCAGACACAGTATGTGATGTGATTTATCAAGGCCGAATGAAGCCCTCGTGGAAAGATCCAGAGAAGATGATTCCAGTTCTAAACAAGTGTCAGTTCTCTTGGTACTGTGACGGTAAAGATGACACCCCACATGAAACAGAAGCTTGGGCACAGGCACAATATGTTGCTTACTCCATGTTACATGATAAACTTTATAGAGGTATCACGGAAGGTGCCACTCATTATCATACAACATATGTTTCACCTACATGGAATAAGTCATTTTATTCTGTAGGCCGAATTGGATCACACGTATTTTTCAGGGCAGATTAAGATATAAATAATCCTTTGTAATGAAGGTTATTCGACATGATTATATGCGGAATAGACTATAGTCTTTCCAGTCCAGCGATATGTGTTCACGAAGGTGATGAGTGGCATTATGATAATTGTAACTTCTATTATTTTTTCAAATCAAAAACAGAAAAAGATCGAATCGAATTAGATCAATTCCACGGTACGCGATATCCTGAACTTTGGAGTTCTGATTCCGAAAGATATCACAAGATCTCACAATGGGCAATAAAGATAGTAAAGTCTTATGTAATAAACAAAGCTTTCATTGAAGGATATTCGTTTGGGTCTGTTGGTAGAGTTTTTCAAATTGCTGAGAATACCGGTGTTTTGAAATATCGTATAGCTCACCAACAACAAATTCCAATGGAAGTATTTGCTCCAACCGAAATCAAAAAATTTGCAACTGGTAAAGGTAATGCAAATAAAGATAAAATGTATGAATCATTTATTTTTGACACAGGGGTTGACATCTTGGCTCAATGTGATATAATAACAAATTCTAATGCAGTGAATGACATCGTTGATGCGTATTACATTGCTAAACTTGGATTCATGAGGGAAACAAATGATTGTAATATTTAATGGCCCGCCCGGTTCAGGTAAAGACGAAGCCACGAGTTATTTTTGTGACCGTGGCTTTCGTCACCTGTCTTTTAAGCATATTCTTTATGAAGAAACATGTAAATATTTTCAAGTTACAAAGGCTTGGTTCATGGATGGATATCATGACCGAGATCAAAAAGAAGAACCCAAATCAGCTTTAAAAGGTATGTCTCGCCGAGAAGCGATGATTCATGTTTCTGAAAATGTAATTAAGCCAAATCATGGCCCTGCTTATTTTGGTGAACAGGTTGCGAGTGTAATGAAGCCTGATCAAAACTATGCAATTTCAGATGGTGGATTTGTAGAAGAGCTTAGACCTATCATTCAAAAAGTAGGTGAACAAGGCATCCGCTTGGTTCAGTTAGTAAGAGAAGGTTGTTCGTATTCAACTGACTCTCGTAGATATTTTAACGGTGACTTAATGTATGAATATGCCGCAGGATTTACAAAAGACTTTGATGATCAATACGTCCTTCCTGAAAGGTTTAATATCGTAACCTTTAGAATCTATAATAATGGGTCTTTAGAGGCTTTCCATCAGAATCTAAGTGATGTATATGGAGTGATAAAACAGCATGGATGAATACGACACAAAAGAAACTCATTGGAACTATCGTCTAGTAAAGAAAGGAAATCTTTACGCATTTCACGAAGTTCATTATGAAAATGCAAAACCTGTTTTTGTTACTGAGAATCCTGTTCCGGTTGAAGCTGGTAGTAAAGAAGACGCCAAATGGGTTTTAAGAATGATGCAAGCAAATTGGTGTATGCCAGTTATTGATTATGAAACGCTTGAGGAAATTGATGAATAAACTTGAAGGAATGCCTCGTCCTAATGTCATCAATTTGTACGAAGCGCCTGAGAGAATGGAATATACTACTCAGGAATTTGCTAAGTTAGGAATTTCTGACATTAATTTCATACGATTTACTCGTTGGAAAGATGGGGAAGGCGATTGGGAGATTTGGTATCCAAATCCAGGTGTAGAAAAAGGAGTTGCAAAAGGAACTTTTTCTTCTCATCTGCTTGCCATCAAGTGGTGGTATGAAAATACAAATGAAGAGGTTGGCATTTTTTTTGAAGACGATGTAGACTTCACACCAGTACAACATTGGAATTTCACGTATCAAGAGTTTATTAATAGACTTGGGAATAAATGGTTGGCACTTCATCTTTGTGGCATTTATGATCAACCGTGGAATATGTGGAAAGATTATCCAATTATGGCTCCAAGGCGTAGAGAATATTATGATCATGGATTACAATGCTATGTACTTAAAAGAAAATATGCAGAAAAATTAGTTCGTTTTTATTTTGATCACGAACTAGGAGAAAACGTAATCAAATGGCATATGCCATTGCCATTTAACCATACATCAACTGAAAATAATGTTTTGACTGGATTCGGTAGATGTTATTCATTCCCTCTCTTTAACCATAATGTCAATGACTTTGATACAACGAATATATATGGTATTAAGGTTGAATTAATGGCTAATTCAGACGAATACCGGGAACAAGCAAACGCTTCCATTTATTCGTATCAACTTATTGACAGATGGTGGAAGGAAACTGGAACTCATCTAACACTAGATGAAATTTTTAATTACGATCGTCAAGAAAGTAAAAAATTTATGGAAATTGAATTATGAATAAAAGTGAAATTGAAGCAATGCTAAAAGAAAACGTTTGTACTGTTAAATTTGAAAAAGTTAACGGTGAAAAGCGAACAATGAAATGTACTCTTGTAAAAGATCTTCTTCCTGCCGTAGTAGAAGAAATTGTACACCCAGCAGAAACTCGTTACCCACAACTAAAAAAAGCACGACAAGAAAAACCAAACGTAATTGCTGTCTATGAAATAGATACCGACTCTTGGAAATCTTTTCGTGTAGATTTCATGGAAAGCATTGAGGTAGAAAAATGAGCTGTATATACAAAGGAGAAATCATTAACACAGATCTTTCTGCTAACGCTATGGGCGGAACAGAAATGATGAGACAAAGAATCATAGAAAATGTAGATCCAAATCTACTTAAGAATTTTGCTATTCATCTGTCTCGCCCCAGGGAACTTTATGATGATGTACCTAATATTTTTTATTGTCACGATCTCGCCGAAGATCCAGAAAATTCTATTTTAAAAGACGGTGGATGGGAGCAATTTTATCACTTTGTTTTTGTGAGCTCTTGGCAAAGAGATCAATATATTATGAAATATGGTATTCCATATTCAGAGTGCTCTGTCATTTACAACGCTATAGAAAAACAATATGCTCCTCGCAATAAAGATACTTCTCAAATTCGATTCGTTTATCACACTACTCCTCATCGAGGATTAGAACTTTTAGTTCCTATTTTTGATGCACTTGCTCGTCAATATAACAACATTCATCTCGATGTTTTTTCATCGTTTTCAATTTATGGATGGGAATCGAGAGATGCTGAATATAGACCATTATTTGAACAAATTTCTAGTCACCCAAACATGACTTATCACGGTTCAGTAGATAATGAAACTGTACTAAGAGCTCTTGATAATGCTCATATTTTTCTATATCCAAATATTTGGAAAGAAACGTCGTGTATTGCTATGATAGAAGCGATTAAGAGTCAAATTATATGTGTACATCCTAATTATGGTGCTTTACCAGAAACTGGTGCCAATGCTACTATTATGTATGATTACAACGAAGATCCCCAATTGCATGCTAACTATTGTTATTCTGTAGCAAATCAATTGATTACTACTATTAATAGTGATGCACAGTATTTCAATAAGTTCACTACTTCAGATAGGTTTAACTTAGCAAGAAATAATATTGCTTCGTTTAAAACTTTATGGAACGCCCTTTTAGCAAACTTATCTGAAGAATAAGATGAGCAACGATAACGTCATTGAATTTCCAGGTTTTAAACCACCGGCATCACCAAGTGAAATAGCAGATCGTCTTGTTGAATACAAGAAAAGCTATTCAGATGAGATTGCTGAAATCCTTTGGCAAAACTTACTTGGTGAGCTTACGAGATCGGGGTGCGATCTCAATAAAGACATTGATAAGTATTATCCTCATATGCTCCTTATCCTAGAGTCAATAAGATCGTTACACCTTCTGACAAACGGTATTCACCACGGGTTACAAGATTTTGCTGTGAAAACGATTACCGCAGAAGATATAAAAATAACGGTTGACATTGACGATGAAATAGAGTAGAATAGCTACTCAAATTAAATAATTGGACCAAAAAATGGCTATTTTAGTAGACTATAATCAGGTTATGCTAGCTTCATTGTTTGCTAGTATTGGTAATCATCATAATGTTGCGCTCGACGAAAACCTAGTTCGTCATATGTTTCTCAACTCAATTCGAATGAATCGTAAGAGGTTCACAGAAGAGTATGGCGAAATTGTCATCTGTGCCGATAGCACTAATGTTTGGCGTAAAGACTACTATCCTTATTACAAAGCAAACCGTAAAAAAGCCCGTGATCAATCTGACATGGATTGGAATCGTCTTTTTGAAATTCTTCATATGATTAAAGATGAAGTAAGAGAAAACTTTCCTTATAAAGTCATCGACATTGAAAGACTCGAAGCAGATGATATCATCGGTACAATTGTACATGAGAATGGTACTGAGCTCAATATGGGTAGTGAAAAATTCTTAATTCTTTCTGGTGATAAAGACTATATTCAATTGCACACATATGCAAACGTAGATCAATATGATCCAATACGAAAGCGATGGATTAGACATTCTAATCCAGATAAATACTTAAAAGAACATGTTTTAAAAGGAGATGTTGGCGACGGAGTACCAAACGTTTTGTCAGAAGACAATTGCCTAGCAGTTGGTCAACGACAAAAGCCGATGACCAAAAAGCGTTTAGAAGCATTCCTCAGAGAAGATTCTTCTATAGATTCTGAGACTGCTCTCCGCATACAAAGAAATAAAAGAATGATCGACTTATCTCAAATTCCAAGCGAATATCAAGAAAAAATAAAAAAAGAATATTCGAAAGAAAAAACAATCGGTAGAGAAAAACTATTTAATTTTTTTGTCATGAAAAAATTAAAAAATTTAATGAGTGATATACAGGATTTTTAATTATGGCTAGAAGACCTGCAATTTCTACAATTATTAATGAGCTTCCTAAAATTAAAAAGAAGGAAGAAAAAATGTTGTGGCTAAGAAAACATGACAGTGCTCCATTAAGACAAATTTTGAGAATTGCCTACGATGACGAAAGGGTTGAACTGTTAATACCAAATACCCCTCCTCCTTGGAAAAAGAACTCGTATTTTGATGTAGAAAATATGCTTTATGGAGAAACTCGTAGACTTAAGATTTTCATTAGAGGTGGAGGTTATGATAATCTTAATCCTATAAAAAGAGAATCATTATTCATTAGTCTTTTAGAAGATATAGATAATAATGATGCTGAATTGCTCGTAAAAATGATTCAACAGAAACCTTTCAAAGGTTTAACTCATAATCAATTAGAAGAAACATTTCCAAATATTTATGAAACTAGGTTAGTGTAATGGCCAAAAGATTTAAAAATTTTAGAAACAGCAAAAAAGACTATTACTCAGACGAATGGGGGGATGTTAACGAAGAACGTCGACGAGAAAAGCAAAAGAAAGGTGGTGCTAAGTATCAAAGGCGTAATCGTCGAGAAGAAAAGTTTCAATCTTATAAAGATTGGAGAAACAATTAGTTGACATTTGTCCTTAACTATGGTAGAATAGCACCATAGAAAAGGAAGATATATGATTATGAAAGATAAAGTGATACTCACTGATTGCGATGGTGTTTTATTAGACTGGGAATATGCGTTCACTCGTTGGATGGATAGACACGGTTACCAACCTACAGATACAACTCAATATTCTATAGATAAACGATTCAATTTAGAAAAAACTGAATCTAAAAAACTCGTTCGTATGTTTAACGAGTCAGCTTCTATAAGAAAAGTACCTCCTCTTCGAGATGCAATCAAGTACGTAAAGAAATTGCACGAAGAACATGGATACGTTTTTCATGCTATTACTAGTCTAAGTGATGATGAATACGCTCAGCATTTAAGAACTAAAAATCTGTGCGAACTATTCGGTAATACTACATTTGAAAAATATGTGTATTTGGATTGTGGGGCAGATAAAGACAAAGCTCTTTACGAATATGCGAATACCGAGTGCTATTGGATTGAAGACAAGCTTGAAAATGCAGAGTGTGGTGTTGTTATGGGTTTAAACTCAATTATTATGGCTCATAACTATAATATAAACTCGCCCGCAACTCCTTTAGGCCCCTTTCCAAGAGTAAATAATTGGAAAGAAATCTATCACATGATTACTGATCAGGTATAAATAAAATTATGCCGACATATGATTTTAGAAACTCAGAAACAAATGAGCAGTTTACGAAGCTCATGTCTATTGCCTCGAAAAAAGAGTACCTCGAGGCCAACCCTCATATAAAACAAATCCATACAGGCACCGGTTTTCTGGGAATTGGTGACCCAGTCCGCCTTGGGCTTAAAAAGCCTGATGCGACTTTTCGTGATGTACTTAAAAAAGCAAAAGTCCATAAACATAACACGATAAATGATTTCTGAGGTGGTTTATTGAGAAAAATCTAGATACCTAAACTGCTAACTGAAATCCGAGGAGGTAAGTATGTCTAAACAACAACGTCGACTTTCACGGAAAGAAAAAAGGAGAAATGAAAGTAATTTAAATTACGTAGTAAACAATAAATTTGGTATGCGACGTATTGATCCAATGACGGCATCTCAAGAAGAGATGTTTATCGATTACCGACATGGCTATAATATAGCGGCAATTGGTACAGCAGGTACAGGTAAAACAATGTGCGCCATGTATCTAGGTTTAAAAGACATACTCCAGAATAGAGAGTACGAAAAACTTATTATAGTACGTTCAGCCGTACAAACACGTGAACAAGGCTTTATGCCCGGAAGTAAAGCTCAGAAGGAAGCAGTATTCACAACACCCTATGCAGACATTACAAAAGATCTCTTTCAAAGAGGAGATGCGTGGGAAATTCTTAAACAAAAAAATATGGTAGAGTTCACAACCTCTTCGTTTGTACGAGGTTTAACATTTGATAATTCTATTATCATTGTAGATGAGTGCCAGTCTATGACATACCATGAACTTGATAGTATTATTACACGAGTAGGAGAATGTTCTAAAATCATATTTTGCGGTGACACGAAGCAAGATGATTTAGCAACAAATCGACACAAAATGGATGTTACTGGTTTACCAGAGTTTATTAATGTTCTTGAAAAAATACCATCGTTTAGGGTTGTTCATTTTGGTATTAGCGACATTGTTCGTTCTGGTCTTGTCAGAGAATATATACTCGCTAAAGAAGGTTTAAATCCGGAAAGATACTTAAAGGTAGTATAATGCCATTAGCAGCAAGACAAGGAGATGCAATAGCGACCGGTCATGGATGCGACGCCGTATCTAAGATCGGTCCTGCAGATACAGCTAACACTGCACCAATGCTTAATCAAAATGTTACGATTGAGGGTAAGCTTGGTGCAGTTGTTGGCGATATAATAGATCCAACTCACACAATCGGCTCAAGTACTTGTGTACCTCACACAAATGCAGTAATTATTGAAGGATCATTGAAAGTAACACTCAGCGGTATTGCCGCCGCAAGATTTGGAGACCCAGCAGACGCTGGAACTATTACTGGTTCAGCAACAAAAGTAACAATTGGCTAATTTAAATTATGAAAACTTTTAATCATGTAGATCATGGGATCGTACTCCCTAAACTTACTCGTAAAACAACAGACTCAGGAAGAAAGTATTTCACCGAAGATGGTGATGCTTATCCTTCTGTCACTACTGTATTATCAATCATCGGTAAAAAGGAATTGATGGAATGGCGTAAACGCGTCGGAGAAGAAGTTGCAAATAAAATTGCTCGACAAGCTTCATCTCGTGGAACGTCTATTCACAAACTCTGTGAAGACTACATCGACAATGTAGAAGACTTTTCAGTAAAAGCACAACCTGCAAATCTTTTTATGTTTAACACAATGAAGAGTGTTATAGATAAGTCTATTGACAACGTTTATTTTCAAGAAGCATTTCTCTATTCTGATCATTTACGAACTGCGGGGCAGGTTGATTGTATCGCTGAGTTTGACGGAGAACTTTCTGTTATTGATTTTAAAACATCAAAGCGTGTAAAAACAGAAGATAAAATTCAAAGTTATTTTATGCAAGTAGCATTCTACGCTGCCGCATTTTACGAAAGAACAGAAATACCAATTAAGCAAGGTGTTATCTTAATTGGTGTAGACGATTCAGAACCTCAAGTCTTTAAAATAAATGTTTACGATTATCTTAAAGAATTCTTAAAAACACGTAGAAGATACGGGTATATGTATGAAAAAGAGATGGATCTTAGTTGACAAAAAGAGAGGTATCTTTTTAGGGACTTATTCTCCAGATGAAATAGGTACCGAGTGGAAAGATCTTGTTAAAGTACATCAAAACTTTGAGCAACAACTTTCTTTATACGCTCTTTTTTCAAAACAAAATCCCTATGATTTTGATCATGCTATTACTTTTCCAACAAAAATGTCAGCACAGCTTTTCGCAATGGAAATGTTTGCATCGACTGCTGCTCAAGTCAATATCACCGCGCAAATAGTCGATGGTGATGATAAGTTCATTAATGTTATAGATCTCATCAAACAGGGATATGGCGCCCACGTAGGAACTATGGCTACTCAACTCTGGAATTCAGCAGAAGAAACAATCCATTAAAAAACAACAACTTACCTTGGTTCTAACGCAACTTATTGTTTTCAAAACAAATTTTATTTGAAAAAAAATTGTACTTTTCCGTTCAACTGGTGTAGAATAGCTCCATATTAATTAAATTGAAAAGGAAACAAAGACATGATGAAAACAACAGCAACCGCTGCCTCTTTTGATACCTATGCCGACTATGTCGCTGATCGACGGGCAGCACGTCATCAGGTTTTGCCTGAGACTTTATGGACTGCATTGAAAAATGATGAGTCTTTATGTAACACTCGGGTGGCCGAAGGTTTTGATGCCTTTGAAGCGGCTTGGGAAGTGAAAGATGTTAAACTGGAGAAGGGTGCACGATGAAAGAAATCACTGATGAAGAATACAATCTCTTCAAAAAACTGACTAAGATTTGGTTCCACACACAACCTGATGGGTGGAAAGCTTTCCACCCAGCCAAGAGTGGTTCATTCTTTATATGTGGTGAAGGTGGTGACCACGATGAGAACGGATTACCTGATACTATATTAGTATGTCCTCAAATGGGTGCGAATATTACAGCAATCTATGAAAAGAAAACTATAGGAAGAAGCGGACAATGAAGTGCTTAGAAAAGAAAAGCTAAAGGGTGAAAACAATGAAACTAACAGATAAAGAAATCCTAGACTTTGTAAAAGAAAACATAACAATAGCTAAAGGCATGACTGGCCATATCGAAATAAAAGGAGTGCACTGCTCCATTCGTGGCGATGTTGGTGGCGATGTTGATGGCGATGTTGGTGGTAATGTTTATGGCATTGTTAATGGCTCTTGAAGTTGGAGTGGTAAATTATGAGCGTTATATTAAGCAATAGAATGAAGACACCTGATGGAACAATACTAGAATCCATCAATCGTCACGACTATGTTACGCATATAGATGCTAACGGCAAAAAGTATATGCTAGATGGTGGCTGTGATTATGTTAGATGCTCTGCTAACGGTGATGAGGAAATGCTAACTGTCACCTCAGACGATAGCCATGAAGTGATAAGAGAAGTGGTCAAGTGGGGAACTTACGGCAAGGATGGTGACGAGCCTTTGAGGCATGTGACAATTGCTGGCTTAAACCCATACCACCTTAGAGCTATCTTGGACACGCAGCAGAAGAATATGCGTCCAGCTTTGTACAAAGTGATGCGGGATGAGGTAAAGTTTAGAGATAACTTTTACGAAAACTGAGGATAGCTGTAGATATGAAAGAAATTTCTTTGAGGACTGTATAATGATTACTCATATAGGTGACGATAAAATGATGTTTGAAGTAGGTCAGTTAGTTAAGTTTAAAAAAGATGGTAAGTTTGTTCGAGGCACAATCAATGAAGTGTTTTTTGAAGAACGCACATTCGCTCATGACGAGGAACCAATCATCGAAGGGTTTGCTGTCTCACGAATGGTGGGTGATACTGAATATGTTACTTTTGAAAAGGAGGTATTTATCTAATGGCACACGAACTTGAAATTATCAATGGCGAAGCTCAAATGGCTTATCGAATGTCAAAGGGTCGTCCTTGGCATCATCTTGGAACTCCAGTTGGAGATGATCTGACACCACAAGAAATGATGGTGGCTGCAGGTCTCGATTGGGAAGTAGAAACAGTTCCTACGTTTGCTCAAATTGGATCTAAGCAAGTTCCTACTGGAACTAACGCTTTGGTACGAACTTCAGACAACAGTGTTCTCGCTCCTATGATTGGAGAAGACTGGAAGCCTGTACAAAATGCCGATGCATTTGACTTTTTCTCTGAGTTTGTAAGTAGTGGTGACATGCAAATGGATACCGCAGGCTCTCTCAAAGATGGTCGTATTGTGTGGGCTCTTGCAGATGTACGTGAAGGCTTCGAGCTTTTTGGTGGAGATGAAGTAAAAGGCTATTTGCTTTTTTCGAATCCTCACACTTATGGCAAGTCTATCGACATTAAGTTTGTAGCTGAAAGAGTTGTATGTAATAATACTCTCGTTGTTGCACTCAACGAAGTTGGTAAGCCTTCAGTACGAGTCAATCATCGACGTCAATTTGACGCTAATGAAGTCAAGCGAATTCTTGGCATTGGCCAGGCTAAGCTTGATAGCTTTAAAGAAGCTGCTCAAATCCTTGGTGAAAAGAAGTACACCGATCACGATTTTGAAAGATTCCTTATTAATGTTTTCGGCAAGTCTAACAAAGAAGGAAAAACTCTTTCTCGATCTGGATTAATGGCGCTTGACATCGTTGAGTCTCAACCAGGTGCTGAATTCCGTCCTGGAACTTGGTGGAATGCTTATAACGCAGTAACCTACTTGGCTGATCATCAACTTGGTAGATCTGAAGACACTCGAATGTCTTCAGCCTGGTTTGGTGTTAACGCTAAGCGAAAGGTTGATGCACTCAATACCGCCCTCAAATTTGCAGAGGCGGCGTAGTAATGGATCTGATAGTATATACATTCATGCTCTTTGTTGTCATAGCATGCTTTATTAGTGCAAAAGGTGGATTTGACTTCTTTGATCGTAAGGTCAAAGGGGCCAATGAAGCCTTTAATAAAGCAAAAGTTAAATACTTTGATGGCGATAACACATAATTTTCGTTTAAAAACAACCACTTATGATGGTATATGTGTAAGTGGTTGTTTTTATTAGGAAAATAAAACTTAAAATAATTGTACTTTTCCGTTCAACTGGTGTAGAATAGTCTCATATTAATTAAATTGAAAAGGAAAAACATGACAAACTTCACTATCTACCAACAGCACCTTTCAAATGCAGCAAGTGATAAGCTCAACAGCGTTGGTTGGGATGGAAATTTTGGCGAGTTCAAAGATGCAATTCTATGTCACCGCGATGTTAAGTTTCGTGGTAGCGAGGAATTCAAGCCTCACTACTTTAATCTTTATTCGAAAGTTGCTAAGGTTGAAGCTGAAGATCTCGATGATGTTTTCTTCATTGGCAACACAGGTCGTCCAATGGAGCGTTTATCAGAAAGGATGCATTCAATAAGCATTGGTGATATCATCGAAAGTGAAGGTTCATTTTTCATGGTTGATGGTTATGGGTTTACTCAAGTAGAGGTGGCATAATGGCATATTATAACCACACGGTAGCACCAATAGGTTGTTTTACTGAAAAGGAAGTAGGTAACTACTTTGAATATAGTGTTAATGACACTGGTATGTTTCCTGAGTATCCACATAAGGTGTGGGTTGGCAACACACTCTGTGGAGATCAAGGATTTCGATTTGCTAAAGTCAAGAAGACCGTTGCGTATATCCTCACTGATGAAGAAACGCTTGAAAGATGGTTTTTAAAATCAAATACGGAGTATGCAGTATGATTATAGTTGATCATATCAAGTTCGTTCTTAGTGAAAAAATGGAGTTAATGGAGTTAACCAAGAGCGGTGATTATGATGAAGGTTATCTCGATGCGTTGGATTTTGTTCTTAATTTAATAGAAAGTGAGGATGCACAAGTATGATTAGAACTCGTAGATCTAGAGACATGACTATCAATCTAGATGGTCCAGAAGGTAACGCCTTTATACTCCTAGGGTATGCTAGAAAGTTAGCTAGACAGCTTTGTATGAATGGAGATATGATTGCACTTGAAATGCAAGCTGGCGAATATGATCATTTAGTTAAAACGTTTGATCACTATTTTGGGGATTATGTTATTCTTGAAACCGAAAAAGACTATTTGCTTGATAAATAGTCTTTTGTTTAGTTTTTTTTATTTGAGGAGTGATTGAATGAGTGCACAATGGAATCATAGAATTGTTAAAAGAAAAAGTAGTGATGGTGAACGAGATGTTTTTGCGGTTCATGAAGTTCATTATAATGAACAAATGGAAGAAATTGCAATCACACGAGATCCATCTCCTTTTCTTGGTTCGAGCTTAGAAGAACTGAAAACAACGTTGATTAGAATTCTTCATGGCGCAACTTTACCAACTTTAATTTATGAAGACTTCGATAAGTTTAAAAAGTCTGTGTATCTTACCGGTGGTAATGACGTAGACGAAAGCGGAGAACATTAATGTCTAAAGAAAAAATGATATTTGTTAAAGACAAATATTATGCCGAACTCGAAAAGGGCGATATGATTCGTCTTCCATTTCAAGTAATTCGAGATTTAGAATTAAAAAAGGGCGAAAGAATAGAGTTTGAAGAAGTAAAGATAGCTGAAGGCAATGATTTTGTTCAAGCTTTTACTATAGTTAAATACGAGAAATAATATGGAAGTATTGCAAGAAGTGACTGACTGGGGTGACGAGAAGATTTCTAATGGAATATATTGGGTAGAGAATGGTACTAACTTGGTTGCTTATCAGCCTCTTGGAGGTGAAAAGAAAGTCTTCAATAGGCCGTTAAGAAACTTTTCTAAATCTAGAAGAAAATTCATTAAGATTAAAGAGGAATAATGTCATATTCTGATCAAGTCATGGATCATTACAGCAATCCACGCAATGTAGGTAAGCTGGATAAAGAAGCAAGTGATGTGGGGACTGGCATGGTTGGTGCTCCAGCTTGTGGTGATGTTATGCAATTGCAAATAAAGGTAAATGATGATGGAATTATCGAAGATGCTAGGTTTAAAACCTACGGATGCGGAAGTGCTATCGCATCTTCCTCCCTTCTTACCGAATGGGTTAAAGGTCGCAGTCTTGATGAAGCTGGGAGTATTACCAACTCCGAGATCGCAGACGAACTCGCCCTCCCACCCGTCAAAATCCACTGTAGTGTCCTTGCAGAAGATGCGATCAAAGCTGCGATAGAAGACTATAGAAAAAAACATTTATAAATATACAGACATCCACCACTTTTGATTTAGAGAGTAAGCATGGCTCAATGGAATAGAGATACCCAGAATTTTTTAGGCAAAGATACAACATGGCCAGGTCGTGAAGACTTTCAAGGTGTTGTAATCGCTGACAGGTTTGGAGCAATCACAGATTGGAGACCAGACTTTACTTCAAAGAATCGTTTAAAAACATCTGGTGTTCAAACAATATTCTGGAATTCTTTCAGCGCGTTTGCTGATAACGACACATTCCAAACTACAAGAACTGGCGGTGGTGAAGCTTATATCAATAATAATGCAGCAGTGCCAGAATCGTTTGATCCAACAAACCCAGGTAGTGATATTATCGTAGAAAAATCTGTGATCATGCGAGTCACTTCAATTGGTGATAAGGTTGTCCGACAATCTCGACGTGTCATTCCTTACATTCCAGGTAAAGAACAGTTTGCCTCAATGGCAATTAGATTCGAACCAAGAACAGTTGGTATCCGCAGACGCATCGGTACATTCGACGACCAAAACGGAATGTACTTTGAAGACAGTGGTGATAACTATTTTTGCTGTATTCGTAAGAATGGAGTTGAAACTATTCGGATTAGTCGTGAAAACTGGAACGGTGATAAATTAGATGGTACAGGCCGTAGCGGTATAACATTCGATTTTGCTAAACAGCAATTGCTTTGTATTGAATACGAATGGTATGGCACGGGTATGACTCGTTTTGGGTTTGCTATTGATAATGAATTACATATAATTCATACGGTCTATAACGCGAATAATACTCAAGGCACTTGGACCAAGACTCCTAATTTGCCAGTTCGGTTTGAATTAGAAGCTCTACCTGAATACACTGATAATATTGATCATTACTTATTTCAATCCTCAACATCAGTTGTTGCTGAAGGTGGTGTTGAAGAGCTCGGTGTATTAAATAACTCATTATCAGCAATTAATACGTCGACAAATCCACCCACAATGACCGTGGGTTCTGGTAATCTTGCAGTGGCAAACACCTTCTATCCTCTACTGAGTATTCGATTGAAGGCTGCAGCTCTTGATTCTTATGTTGCTCCTCAGGCGTTTCAAGTTTTCACCGAAGATGACTCAGGTGTGTATTTTGTCGTTGTTCGTAATGGGACATTGACTGGTGCTACATTTGGTATTTTAGATGCGGATTGGGTCGGTGCCGAATTAGATGACGCGGCAACATCAATCGATTTTGGCCGAGATGATATCATCTATTCGGGCTATTTTGCTGGCGGCGCGGCTCCAATTAATATGCCAATCAGCGCTCAATTGCAATTGGGTCGTGTATTCACTAACCCAGGTTCACCAGATTTTGCAGATTTGACTTCAGATGTATATACAATTTGCGCAGCAAGTAAGGTTGGCGGTAAAACTGGTTTTGCATCTATTACCTGGTTAGAACAACCGTAAAATATTATAAATAACATTGCTACAATAACATTATTAACAGGAATGAAGGTATGCGATACTTATTATTCTTTGTTATGGCTATAAGTGCAAGTGCTCTATATGCTGAAGAATCATCTATAGATGAGGATATCATTAAAACAGAATCTGTCACTGATAGCAATGTGAATTCAACAACGACTTCTACGACTACGTTGAAGTCTCCACCCGCATCGGCAATTACACCGACAATCAATACGTCTAATTCAGACTTATGTACCTTTGGTGTAGCAGGTGCAATTCAAACACAGATACTGGGTATTTCTACAGGTACTCAAGTAACTGACGAAAACTGTGAACGGTTAAAGCTTTCTAAAACCTTATATGATATGGGGATGAAGGTTGCAGCTGTATCAACTCTATGCCAAGATACTAGAGTTTTTGATGCCATGATGATGGCTGGAACTCCTTGTCCCTATGATGGTTTGATCGGTGAAGATGCCAAAGCTCAATGGGCTTTGAATGAAGATCAATTGCCTTCTGCTAAACAAGAAAAAGGGATGAAAGATGGTACTAAGACATTACTTGGTAGCGCTGGGGTTGCTAGTTTACTCATGCTTTTGTTACTCTAGCGAGTTTGACACTGCGCCTGTTTACGGGACGACAAACAACGCTGCTCAGTTCGGTTTGAACTGGGTCATGCGAAACGTATTACCACAACAAGCTGGATTGACAGTAAGTCAAGTAATATATCAGTATTCGACTGTTAAAGAAACAGAAGATGATATGATTGTTCACGTGCAGAACGAAAACGCACGAGGGCCCGGCTACATTTTTAGGTCGTCAGATGATTGGTCTGGAATACCTGGCAACAGCATTAAAAAAGCTGTTCCGGTAGATGCCATTGACATATCATACTGGGGGCCTGGATCGATTGAAGTAGAGGGTACAGGAAAGGTAAATGACGCGGGAGTGTTCTATACCTATAAGTATGACCCTTGCTTCGATCCCCAATCTAACCCACAATGCCCAGGATATCAAGATCCTTTCGTTATTGAATTGACTGAGGTGGAAATCGTAGATCCGCTTGACGATGATTTAATACAGGATGAACTTGATCGAAAGGCAATGTTAGATGCCCAAGAAGAAGATGATGAAGAACGTGAAAGAAAAGAGGCATTGGAAAAAAAGGAAAAAGTGGAAAAAACTTTAGAAGCATTAGAAGATTTATTAGGCACGATTAATACAAGTGAATTGAAAAATATGGCTATTATACAGCACCAAATTCTTGCAAATTTAAATCAAATTCCTAATGCTTATTATAGCTCTCTTGTTGGTGGTTCTTATCCTGATAGCGTTGTGCTTAATGGTGGGGATTTACCTACAAACAAAAGAGGTTTGAGACAAGGGATGGCGCAGCAGTTGTTGCATCAAGAACTTGTCAAATTACAGTATGAAAGAAAGTAAACAAACCACAAAAGGGAGAGCATGAATATGCTTAATAAAACAACTATATCATGTATATTATTGTCCTTTTGGTCTTTGAGTTCGTATGCGGAGGATATTCCTATCACTGGTAGTGTTGAATCCAAATGCATTGTGACGCAAGACACGGCTGGAGTTTACGGAAACCCATCACCAGAGTCGTTGACTACGGCTTCGGCTTCAGGTGGTGTGCATCCTGTTGTAAGGTATGATGTAATTCAGGCTGATTATTATATGGCTAAAATTACTCATCCTACTTCCTTTTCCGAAAGCCCTGTGTTGAATGACGTTGTAGATTTCACTGGCAGCACGTCTGTCGACCAAGTCTCTGACGCCAGTATGTCAGCTTATGATACGAACAAAGTGGAATATGATAACGTTACTGAAATAGACTTATCAGTTGCTGGTTCAACCTGGTTCAAGGTAGAATCAACTGCAGACTATGGCTATGACAAAGCGTTTCCAGGCGGACAATATCAAGCAGTCGTTACTGCTGAGTGCATTGCAATCTAAATGGAGAAATAAACCACATGAAATACGTTATGCTATTGTTGATCATTCTTTATAGTGGGCGGGCAACCGCCCACGAATTTACCCCAACATATCCAAAATTGGAGCAATCCTATATGGAGGGTGTGTTGAAGGTGAGTATGAGATTGTTTAATAAGCGTAATGATATTCGTTACTATCAAGTTGGCGTGTATGATGATGATTGGAATAAAGTTCCATTTGTCGTTATGGGCGGAAAGATAATCAACGTTGAGTATCTTGAAACAAAAAATTTTGATGTCTATATTCAATCTAAGTCTAGAAAAAAAGTACGATATATTTGCACTATGTCGAAAACACTTCAAGATGGAAAGACGAAGACATTACTGAAATCGAGGATCTGTTCTAAAGTAAAGTAGATTATTATGCGTATATTCGTTATTTTATTGTTAATGATGTTACCTGATTTGGTGTTTGGTCAGTCAAGTTCTTTGAACTTAGCTTTACCTTCATCACCAGGTTCTTATGCATCAGACAGAGTCAGAGCAGGAACTTTGGAATGCCAAAATGCCATTGGAGGAGCTACAGCTCTTGAATTTGGTGTGGTCGGTATTTTAAACCAAAACGGGCCTTATGATAATGTGTTTGGTAGTAATACCTACATTAATCCCGATGGCTGGGATCAAAGTGGTATGGTAAAAGATGTTGGCGTATATGCTAAGATCACCATTCCGCTTGATAAGCCAAAGGAAAGGCTTAACTGTAATGAACTTTACAAACTAGAATTAGAGAGAAGAAGACTAGAGATACAAAAATTACAACAAGAGGTCGCGAATTTAAGGCAACTTCAATTCGCAGATGATAACGAGGAGTAAGACATGGCAGAAGTCGAATTTGGAGGGATGACCTTCAAAGGTGGCAAAATGATGGTATTACTCACCGCTCTATCCACCCTAGGTGGTGCGACGTGGGGAGCTTTTGAGTTCTATAAAGACTATATGGATATGAAGGAGATAATCCAGAATATCGATACAGACGCTATAGCAGCTCGAAATAACGTCATTGAAACCAAACTAGACGAGGCTATAGACTATTCACGTAGCATCAAAAACGATTTAAGAGACGATTTTAACCGAATGGAAAAAAACGTTGATCGGATCGAAGACCAGAACAGGGATATGGAAGATAAAGTCAGAGATATGATCGATAAAGCAAATGAGCGGTTCGATAATAAAAGGGAAAGTTTAGAAACCGATACTGAACTAAAAATTAAGGCAGTCGAAGACCGTCTCAATTCTAGGATTCAAGGTGTACTAGACAATCCTCTCGCTGATTAGATTTTCCTTTTAAAGAAAAGGAGTGCAACTCATGCGTGTTAAAGTAACATTTAACAATGGTACAACGATGTACGGTGAGTTGGTAAAAGATGAATATGTGACGGCTTTAGAACCTGACGCTGCATTAGCTTGGGTTATGAATCTCGAACACACATTCATTCCTTTTATTCAACCCAACGGTCGAACAGTTCAATTGAACAAATCGAATGTTGCGTATATCGTAAGAGTAGAAGACGAGGAGGACTAACGTGGCAACCGTTATCGACTTCCCTAAAAGGGGGTCGACTAACGATCCATATAAAAACTTAGTCGACCCCATCATAACGATTCCTTCTAGAAGTTATCCGTTATATTCTACTCACAACGAGATAGTTGTTGATTACAAACCAGAGAGCTATCGTAAAGATTTTGCCCTGGTCTGTTCTGTAGGACTGAACATCGGTTTTCTGATCGGTATCTTGATGATATTGTAATCTAGTCTCAAAACCTAAAGGGGCCTTCGGGCCCCTTTTCTTTTTCTTTATAAAACAATAACTTATATAACCTTTATACGCAAGCTATTGTTTTTTATACCATTTTTTATTTCATAAACGGTGTACTTTTCTGCTAAAATATAGTAGAATAGTCTCATATTAATTAAATTGAAAAGGAATAAAAAATGAGTAAAGAAATTCAAGAATGGCTTGCTGCTGGAAATGAAATCACTATATTGCCTGCTGGTAAAGAAAAGCCAAGCCTAAAGTTTCCTAAAATGGGGCACAAATACTCAGAGTATAATGTTGGTCGCCAACGTGTTATTGCTCGTCGAGATGCTGCTAAAAAGGCTGCTTAAAATAATCCTTTTAAAAACAACCACTTGTGAATCGACTATTATAAGTGGTTGTTTTTAAAGCAAAAATTAAATGAAAAAACGGTGTACTTTTTCCACGAGTGTGGTAGAATAGCTCTATATTAAAAAAAGGAAAGAGAAAATGTCAGAATGGTGGATGAAAGGTGAAGTTGGAGAGTATCTAATAGATGCAGTCGTAGCTGTTGAGGAAGGGCGCATATCAGAAGCAGTGCATATGTGCTTAGAAGTTGGCATGACTTCAGAAGAAATTTACGATGATTTCATTCCTCTTAGCCTATCTGGAGATTTGTCATAAAAAAGTGAAAAAAACTGTGTACTTTTTCCACGAGTGTGGTAGAATAGCTCTATATTAAATAAAAACGGTATGAAAACAAATGAGAAAAAAGCTTAATCATGAAGTTGGATCGGTCTACACTAAACAAGTAGTTAGTGATACTGATTTAAACGAAATGTTCATGGATACTATTTCCATGGCAATTGGAATTCTAGGAATTTCAGTATGTATCATCGCCTTTGCAATCTTACCTTGGAGTACTTTATAATGGAAAATCGTACTAATCGAACTGAAAGTTACGTCTGCTCTCTTGATCCTCTTTCTTGCGTAGACATGGAAATTCTTGAAGCAATCCGTAAGTCTGTTTCAGTCTATAACAAAAGCATTCAATGGGAACCAAGCGACTATCGTGGCACGGTCCGTAAGACTAAGCGTGTCACTGTAAAGGGTCGTGAGCCCATTGAAAAAGAAACATATTTTAGTCGTTGGACGAATACCTTTCGTACCAGAGGTTATAGTTTTCATGGCGATATAGTTGGTAACAAATACACCAACAGCAAGCGTCTTGATATCTACATTCATGACGATTTTCGATGGAAGGATGCATAATGAAAATAACTAACGAAACTCAAACGATGGAAATCGTTGATCATCTTAAAGAATTGTGTGCTGGTCATGACTGGTACTTCCAAATGGCAGACGACTCTCGCGCCTATCACGCTGGTCTTGCAGTTGCTGACAAAATCAACTTCGTGAAAAATGTGTTGATCGCTCGTGGATATGAGCAAGCAGACGATGTAATTTCTAAGTATCGTCCTAAAATGCCTACTTTCGAAACGATGTTGAAACCAATGCCTAAGTCATTGCCTCCTATTGTAGATGGTCGCCATGATTGGAAAAACTATGAATTTAACTGGGATCTTAATGAATGGGTAAAGAAATGAATGGATTTAGAAAAATGCAAGAACGACTAATCGCTGAAGGTTGGTTCGTTGGGTGGAACATGCCTTGCTGTCAATCCTGTGCTTGGAGTGAAGTACCTTACAAACACGAAGAAGGTCCGTTTGAAGGCAAAGAAGTTGACCTCAGCAAAGTGCTGTTTAATCACTCACAAGACTGCCAGATTGATAGCGATGGTGAGGATTGTTCATCATGTGACGGTGATGGAATGATCGATAACCCCGATTACGATGCCGACGATGGAGACACTGAAGAGTACATTGAGTGTGATTACTGCGGTGGTGAGGGTATTCTCTACGGTTCGTTTGACACGAATGAGTTGGGGTTTGAACCTGATACCAGTGTTGAAGGGTTTGCTTGTATGCCTCCAGAAGTTGCCGGTAGTTCTGTGTTCTGTTTTGACGGAACAGAAAACGGTGTACAAAACCTCAAAGATGTGTTACAATTGATCGAAGATTGTGGCTGTACTGTAAATTGGAATGGATCAGGAGACAGTAGAATTGAAATCAGCTGGTAAG